GGTACATAACATCAAAGATAGAGAATTATTTTATAAGCACCAATGCAGAATACATAGAATAACATTTAGTAAAGTGGAATATATAACTACTGAACATCTTATAGATATTGAAGAGTACTAGATGATTAAGATGAGCGAAGAAGAGTGGTGTGATATATACAAATGTGAGCATTGCAACAAAGAGTTTTCAGAAGACGAAATATTGATTACTTTTCATAAATATGCTGGTGGTCTATCATTTTGTCCTCACTGTTTTGAGCAAACACGGGGAATAATAGTAGCTGAAATGAATAGAAGGACTGGAGAACGAAACGAGTTATAATTTTTCTATTTTTTCTTTTTCCTAAAATTCGGTTTTTCGGTTGTTTCAATTTTTTCTTTTTCCTAAAATTCGGTTTTTCGGTTGTTTCAAGTCATGATTGAGCTTAACCGAATTTCCGAAATTTTTCAATATCTTTAAATAGTGTGTGAATAGTGTGTATAATGGTGATACCAAAAATGGCAACAACAACAAAAACAGTATCAAAAGCAATAACTGGTTTCGTTGGCTCAAATGTCAAGTACTCACTTGATAAGAGTAAGAACAAATTGACAATAGAGATTGAGAATTTAGATGATTATCTGTATCTAACGGATAAAGGTAATGAAATGATTGCGACAAGTCGTGGAAATCAAATCATTGACGAAAATGTCAATGGAGATAAGAAAGAACAGTTAAAGCTATCTGTAAATCTCTATCGTCAAATCAAGCAGATAAAGATAAAAAAGAGGAGTAAATAATTACTCTTCCTTTTTTATTCATCTTTAGGTGGTTCAAAATGAATGAAAAATTAGTAAAAGAAATCAAGTTTCAGATACAAAAGACAAATGAATATAAGAATTTTTACAGAAAACTTCCAGATTTTTGTCACGAAGGTGATAGTCCTATATTACTTTTTGTTCTTTTCTCATATGCTTTTAATTGTGGAAGTATTAGCAGAAAAGAATATTACGATAGACATAAGCATCTGCTGAAAATATTCAACATTTCTGAAAGCTTTGACCTTTTGAGTGAAGAACAAATGAATAAAATAGTTGGACATAAATTTGAACAACGAGATTTCATAATGATTGTGGCAAATGAAGAAGAAGTAGATAACTTCTTAAATAGTTTTATGTTAAAGAGACCAGATAGTGAAGACAAAGACGCTCTTGATGAGTATAAACTAATGCGTAAGGTTTGGCTTGATATTGGCTCCTTGTGTATTTCATATACTTGGGAGTGATTGAAATGGCAAAGCTAAAGAAGTTTAAAGTAATTGTAACAAGAATAGAAGCGAGAGATTATTACTATGAAATTGAAGCGTATTCAAAGGAACAAGCTGAAAAGCTTGTTTTAGAAGAAAAAGATTTGAACGGAAAAACACTTGTGCCTTATAATAACGAATTCATTGATACTGAAAATGAATATATTCAAAATTCGTGGGAAATAGAGAGAAATTAGTATCTATCATCTACATCTTAATATTCTTTTTTTTCAAATTTCGGTTTTTCGGTTTTCTGGTGTCATGATTTGATTATTCCGAATTTCCGTATTTTTTCAATCCCTTTAAATATTCATATACTGTTTATAGTGTAGGTGATAACAAAATGACAGATGTATGGAAACAAGCAAATGAGATAAAACTCGAAAGTCCTACACTTAATATAACTCTTCAATATGGAATAGGAACTTTGTATTTTAGGAAAGACGAATATAAAATTTTGGCTGGTGATTGTATAGTTGAAGAAACATATTACGAGAATGTGCCTCATACTGAAGTAGATGTTTTCTTTAGTTTTGAGACTTCAGCTCTTATATACCGTAAAATCTATGATGAAAACAGCGATATCTATTGTGAATACTTGTATTTCTTTGATATACAAAATAATATGTTGAGAGTTTTTAAGAGGAAACTTGTTAGGTGATATCAAAATGAAGATTGAACAGTTGTTCAAAGCATTGTATAATAACAATGGTTTTACAGTGAATAAGAAACTTGAGAAGGTTTCTAATCTTGATTATATCGTTTCTACTCCAAACTTTGAAACACAAATCCCATTAAAACTATTGACTTTTCCAGTTTTTCAATCACTCATAAGAGAATATACTGAACTTGTTGAAGATGATAAGTATATAGGAGTGTGGATAGATAACGATATAGCTTATTTCGATGTTTCTGTTTCTATAATTCAAAAAGACCTAGCTATTGAGTTAGGTAAAATGTGGGAACAGAAAGCTATTTATGACTATAAAAATAATCAATCTATTTATTTGACTGTTTAATTTTTTCCCTCTCACATCTTACATCTTATATTTTTGAGTTAAAGATATTCTCTATAAGAGAATATTAAGAAAAACAGATTTTTGAGTTTCAAACTCTCTAATTGATGTTTTCATTCATTCTATATAAACAAGTCGAAAAAGTGCGGAAATTCGTATTTCTTCTACCATGGGTTCGATTGTTCCGAATTTCCGAATTCTCGAAACCTTTAAATAACTTTGCAAATACTGTATATACAGCAAGTAAAAACGTGGTGTAGAAATGAAAGAGTATTTTGATGATGAATATGGTTTGAAATACATAGTTTCAGACCGTAGGGTTGAAGTTTATGAGGATTTTGAAAAAGAGTTCGAAATTAGGATTTATGGCTCAACAGCTGTAAAACTAATGAATTCTGATGTTAGAAGTGTAAGAAATTATCTTCTTCGCTCTCTTGATAGTGTTGAAAAAGCTAGAAAAAGAAATCTTGAATTTACTTTTTCGCAGTTTTTAGCTTTGAGAAGTGAAAACAATAATTCTATGTCAATATATGAGATGATTGAAAAAGAACAAGAAGAGCAAGAAGACGAAGAAATAGAATACAAGAAGAAAAAGAACGCTGAATTAGTGAAAACAGCTCTTAAAAACGCAAAAGAATATAATTGTTGTGTGTATGAGCGTCAAAGTACTTCAAAATCTGCAGAAGTGCGATATTTCGCTATGGAAGAGAGTTTAAAGAGAAAAGCGAAAAGATTAGGGTTCGACAAGCCTTATGTGTTGAAACTCGAAGATTTTTCGGGTTTTTACAGTGCTCAAGTCGTGAAACTATTGTTAAAAGAATTCAAGGTTATTTTTGTTTCAGAGATATCTCGTCTTTCGAGAAATCTCGTTGAGCTACTGAAATTATTACAATATGCTTATATAAATCATAAGAAGATTTATCTGAATGACAAAGATATAACAAGCGGAAAGAACAGACTTTTAGCAGTTCTGGAAGCTTATTTTGCTGAATTGGAGCTATTCCAAAAACAAACAAATTTTGCGAATTACACTGTTGAATTCTTTGAGTGGCTTGTAGAGGAAAAAGAATTCGATAATTGTTCAATGGGTGGAAGAAAACTCATTCTTCTAGCTCAGAATACAGAGCTAGAAGGCTTTATAATCTATTTTATGAAAAAAGCTTCAAAAGTCATAGAAACCTCAAAGAATGAGAAACTCGTTTCTGATGCTAAAAGAGTGATAAAGTTAGGCGAAAAGTGGCTTTCTGAAAACTGAAAGCCTTCTTTTTTTTCTTTGTTAGTCTGTTTTTGGATTGGGGGGTGGAGGGGAAAAAGGTTCTGTGAAATGAAAAATGTGAAAACCTTGAATTGGTCTCGCACTCCCATTTTTTAAAACCCCGCATCCGAAACCTTTTTAACCTTTCGAGAGAATCTATATTTATGACGGAAGAAAATTATGGATATGGGTTATCGTTAAAGCTGAATGAAGAGTTGTATAATAGGGTAATAGTAACGAAGAACTTGAAGAAGATAGTTTTTGAAGGCGAGGGGGTAGAATTGACGAAAGAAGAGTTGGTGTGGATGATAAAATGGTTTAAGAAAAAGATAAATAGGCGGAAGAAGATAGAGAGATTGGTGAACAAAATATGGTTCAAAAGAAGAAAAAAGGAAAGAAAAAGAAACCGAAGTTAGGAACGGGAGAGAGGTTCAGAAGGTTAGAGAGACAACTGAAAAAGAAAGGAGTAAGAGACCCAGCTGCGGTAGCGGCGGCGATAGGAAGGAAAAAGTATGGAAAAAAGAAATTCCAGAAGATGGCGGCGAAGGGGAAGAAAAGAAAAGGGAAAGGGAAAGGGAAAGGGAAAGGGAAAGGGAAAAAGAAGAGAAGATAGATGAGATGAAAGAAGATGCCATGGAGAAGAGATAAAAAAGGCAATTGGTGGTTCGGAAAAAGGAAATATGGGAAAAACGTTAGCGAGGCTAAGAGAAGAGCAATAGAAAGAGCTTATTACGGGACAAAGACAAAAACAAGGACAAAAACAAAAAGGAGGAAGAAGAGGAGAAAAAGATGAGTACGACAAGAGGAGATGTGTTGCTGTATATAAGAGAAGGAAAAGGGAGAAAAAGGAAAAAAAGGAAAAAAAGGAAAAAAAGAAAAAGGAGAAAGAAGAAAAAAAGAAAGAAAAGAAATGGGAATAGAAAGAGCGTTCGTAGAGTATGAAAGGGTTAAATACTGTCCATACTGCGGAAGAGAAGTAGAAGAAGTAGAATGGGGAGGAAGAAAAACAAAAAGATGTAAAAATAAAGAAGAAAAATGTTTTTTTAGACTGGAGAAGAACGGGAAAGACGGGAAAGAGGGAATTCGAGAAGGAAAGTGGTACCATTGACATGACCACTGGAAAAACTGATACGACCACCATGAGCCTCAACAATCTTCTTGACAATAAGAAGACCAAGACCATGAGAAGTATCACTGATTTTATGACGGTTCCAGATAGCACGAATACGTTGCTGGTGGAAAGGAGCAATACCCTTACCATCATCACGAAGGAAAATCTTCATCCAGCCACGTTCGGTGTCACGTTTAGACCAGATAGTGAGCTTGGAAGCTTGGGCGTGGTTGATAACGTTCAAAATCAAGTTGCTGAAAAGTTGCTCGAGTTTGGTAGGATGACCAATAAGAATAGGAAGAGGATGGACAATAAAACGCATATCAACAGAAAAAGGTTGATAGTCTTGAATAATCTTATTGACAAGCTCGTTTAAATCAACCTTGGTGGTGGGACCAAGTTTTTCACCCCGTTTAGCCAGAAAAAGGAGATTGTCAAGAAACTCGCTAATCTCCTTGATAGTAGTGTCGATTTTACGGGAATAAGGAGACATAGGAGAACCGTTAGACTGGAGGTTGTTGTAAAGAGAGAGAATGGATAATTTATTGTTCAAATCATGGGCGACAGTACGAGCAAAGAATTCGAGTTCGTCACGTTGTTCCTTAAGACTGAGTTCTTCTTCGGGAGTGATGATGTTGCCAATAGAGACAACCCTAAGAATATCATCATCAGTTTTAGTAAGAGAACTGTGCCAACGAATGGTAAGGTCTTTACCTTCTTTGGTTTTGAGAGTGCTCCTACCCCAGAGATAAGTTCGGTCACCACTCAAGATTTTGTTGAAAATGAAACGCATACGCTCTTTATCAATACGAGGAATGACAGTATTAAACCAATTTTTACCTATAAGCTCATTTTTAGTGTAACCTAAAACCTCACAAAAATTACTATTAACAGTTTCAATAGTTTCATCAGACTTGATAATAACAACAAGACTTTCGAGCATATTTATATCCATGAAATGACGGGATTTAATAAAATTAATTTTCTGGATTAGACAAGTCTTAGTAACATTAAGTTCTTTAATCAAACGAACTTTTTCTACACTTTGTTTGATAAAATTACTGAGTTCGATGAATTGAGAATGATAGTCTGAACCTTTTTTAAGATAATAGGTTGCTCCAAGGTTGAGAGCTTTAATAACTACTTCTTCTCTGCCTCTGCCAGTAAAGATAATGAAAGGAATAGATTTATCAATTTTTCTGACTTCTTCGAGGAATTTTAGACCATCCATCTCTTCCATTTTATAATCAGATACTATACATTCGAATCTTTGTGTCTTGATAAGTTCCAGAGCTTCTTGAGCTTTAAGAACAGCAGTAATGTGGAATTCATAATCATCATTGATATGTTTTTCTAAATACTCTTTAGTAGCGTTAAGTAATTCTTTTTCATCATCAACTAACAATACTTCTATGACTTTTTTTATCATATTAATCTAAGCTCCTAAGTTAGGTTATAGTATTTATCTAAATAAAAAAAGGTGTCGGTAATAGATACCATCAAAAGGTTTAAATTGATAAAATTTATCCGTTAGTTTAGAAGAGGAAGATGATATGAATAACAATGATATGAATTGTGAAGGTGTTCAATCACAAAAAGTTGAATTAATAAAATTTTTTGAAGAAAAAAGAAAAATATGTGATATAGGATGTGGAATAACGGTTCCATACAAATCATTGTTACTAAGTAGAAATCCGAAATTGATAGATTTTATTGATAATAGATTTGAGAGGAGCTGGAAAGAAGGAAGATGTAGATATATATCAGAAGATATGATGGAGTTTCTGTCAAATAAAATAATTAATCGTTCAATAGAAAAACCGTATCATTATATATGGGCATCAGAAATATTAGAACATCTAAAACCAGAAAAACAGAAGATATTATACACTTTAATCGTAGAGTCTTCAGAATACTATATAATCACATTTCCAACAATTGAACATGTAAATTTTCATAATGATTGGGGACATCATCCAGTAACTATTCCACATTATGCGTATAGAGTAGATAGAGAAAATTGGGAAGGATTAATAACCAACATGGTAGATATTATAAAATTTGTTACAAAGAAATACCCCACGAGATATATATCAAATCCAGTTATAATGCCAAGTAGGGCAAGAGTAAAAAAGGGATTAGACATTAATTATAAGTGATGAGATTGGAAAAGGAACAAAGAAAAATATTTATTGTAAGCACTGGAAGAACGGGAACTGGATTTTTATCCAGATTTTTAGATAAATTTGATGGTGTAAAAGCTTTTCATGAACCTAATCCAAGGCTCAGAAAAGTTGTAGATGAATATTATAATAACCGAATAAGTAGAGAAGAAGTAATTGATACTATAAAAGAGACGAGGTCTAAGATATTCCAAGGCAGTGGAACATTTGTTGAATGTAATTGGGCATTAACACCTCTACTCGATTGTGTATATGAGGCTTTCCCAGATGCTATTTTTATTCATATTGTTAGAGATGCAAGAGATGTAGTAGCATCAGTTAGAAATAAGGGTGGGTGGTTTAAAAGAGAAAATTTTATTGGTATAATTAAACCCCATCATTTTAGAATAAGACAAAATAAGTTTGTAGAAGCTGTAAAATATACATGGAATGGATATGACCAATTATATGAAACCATAGAAAGAATTGATAAACATGGTATTAAAATAGATAATAACGAAGAGGTTATGATTGCACATGCATCGTGGTATTGGAACATTCTCAATCATATAACTTATCAAAGTCTGATAGATATAAGAGATAAAGGTGGTATATCTTATTTAGTTAGGTTTGAAAACTTATTTACTCCTATTGGGATGAAGTATTTTGTAAATAAAATGTTAGGTATTGACCAACAATTTGACGTTAGTGCCATAGAAAAGAAGTTTGATACATCATATAACAAATCTAATGCTGTAACGTTCGATGAATGGGATGAATATCATAAATCAATACTTTACAACTATACGCTTAGTGGATTAATGTTTTATTGTTACGTCTCATTTGATGAGTGGAGAAAAATACTTCAATTATTATTAGAATACCAAGTTTAGTCTTCTTCATGGTTCTCAAGTTGTTTAATGTAATGTTTAACCTCATTTAAGGTTAAAAAGAAGATTAAAAAAGAGAAAAGTATTACAAAAAGGAATGTATTATTATCAGTCATATAATCACCTAATCACGAAAAATTATCCAATCTGCTTCATTTGGAGTTAATTCACATCTATAATATCCAACGATTTCGTCTTTATATCTCACATAAGGAGAAATCCAATCTAAGAATAGTTCTATCTCATTATCATAGTTTTTGAAACTGGAGTGAATCATAAGATACATGTTTCTCTTGAAGTCAGAATGGTTCTGGAATTGGAAATAATAACAATCTCCAAGGAAGACATGCATCCATCTATGGGTCTTGAAAAAGGGATGATTAGGTAAAGAAAGTTTGTTTAAGTCATTGAAGCTTTTAACATTAAAAACATCGTTCAAAAACTCGATAACTTCTTTAGGTGTTTCCAGTTTTAATTGGACAGTTAGATGTAATTCAGTATATGTACCCATTATTGTCTCACCTTTTCTTCCATTCTTTTAAGTACTACTTCTTCCATTCTTTTAAGTAATACTACTTTCATGCGTTGTAGATAGTCCATAAGATTTTCTATGATGATATATTGCACAAGATTTTCTTCATGTTTCAGTTTGTTTATAATATGTTTGAATATTTTTTCTGATTTCTTACTAATTTTTCCGCTCATATTTGATTACCTCATCTTTTAAGTTGTTATGGTCTATAATGTAAGGATTACCATCCCAAGGACCAATGTTAATACCCCAGATGTTATTAGCCATATAGGGTATAACTTCTTTATTAGATTCAATAGATACATGTCTTCTATTGAGTTTTTGAGCTGCTTGGGCTATTCTACCACTACCAGCGAAAAGGTCAAGGATAATGTCTCCTTCTCGAGTAAAGTATTTTACCAGTTTCTCGCAGAGTTTGGGAGGAAGTTCAGTTTTATATCTCGTCTTACCAGTTTTGTAAGGTCTTTTAATGTACCATACGCTTTCTCTATCAAGATAATGTAACTTTCTTCCCATTTCATCTTTATCATCTTTATCATAGACTGCAAATTGATTGAAGATAGGTTTGGAATTACTTTTGGTACCAATTAAGTTTCTGAACCAGAGAATATGATAATGACTGGTGATGATAGAATTAGTATGAACACCAAATTGGTATTTCCAGATGATATGATGTTGATATTGTGTATTGTAACTAAAATCAGTACGTTGCATAGCATAAAAGAGATATGGAAGATTTGTCCATGAAGAAAAAATGATTATATTAGCATTAGGTTTAAGGACTCTAAGAAGAGGACTTTTTTCGCCATATTCACCAAAAAGTTGATACCAATTCCGTTCATAATCGACTACTGTCCATTCACGATAACCTTTGATAACTTGGGAATTACTACGATTATAAGTTTTTTTCAATTCTCCAAATTCGATTCCGAAAGGACTGTCTGTTATCACATGGTCAATAGAATTGTCTTTTATTTCTTCTAATCTTTCAAATGCATCTCCATAGATAATCATTTTTTCACCTCATTATATCTGATAGTCTCATTCTTAGTTTTAGTGTTAGCATTGACAGTGTCATCTTTTTTGGTAAATATTATTTCGCTTTCTGGTCGATAATTTTTGAACATAATCGTCGTTGATGGTTGAATGCATTTTTCTATTGTACAGATTTTTGTGTAACATTCTGCACAGAGTTGAAGTTCTGTTACTTTACCATCTGCTTCTATGATAGTTTTAATAAAGATTTGTTGCATAACTTTACCACAATTGCAACATTCGATTAATGTAGTTGTACTCATTTTACTATCACCTTATGATTTATTTTGATGTATGTTTGTCCCCCTTCATTATCATGAGCTATATGATAGGTTCTATTACAGTTAGGACATTTGAGTATAGTATTAATCATCGTTTTCATTAATGGTGCTCCAGAACAATAAATACAATATTTAGGTATTTTTTCATTCATTTTTATCCTCCTAATTATTTTGTTTTAACATTCTTAACTATCTATTTAAACCTTTCGAACATTTCTGTGTTGTAGAAAAGTAAATAAATCTATTTTGACCTAATACAATTGAAGAAGATGATGAGTGTAGTAGAACAGACAGAATTAACTGGAAAACTGCTTGATGATGTATATGCATTTGCATTTGATAGATATGCAACTATAACTCAAGGAAGAAGACCTTCAGAAGGTAATTTCTTTGTTCATCCGAGACGATATATAAGATTTGCTGAAGCAAGACAAGATAATATTATGAGCTACGAGACAGCAATGAATACTGTACCTATTGTTTCTGCAGCTATATGGTTAAAAGCTGATATGGTAGTAGCTTATGGTTATACATTTAAATATGATACTGATACTGAGTTAAAGGAATTCCAAAGAGAAAAAATTAAATTTTTGAGTTATTGGTCAAGATATGTAGAACTAACAGAGATAATAAGGAAAATATCAGCATGTATGAATACTTATGGTGATGCATTCGTAGAGAAAGTTTATGATAAGAAATCATATGCAGAAGGGGGATGGGGAATAAAAAGATTAAAGTTAGTTCATCCAGATACTGTTTCTATAGAGGAAGATGAGTATGGTAGAGTAATAAAATATGTACAAGAACCTTATAAATTGAAAGGTGGAACGGGAATATTTTCTCCTTTATCTACTGGAGGGAAGTCAAGGAGTAATAAAAATAAAGAAGATGATAACAGAATAAGAGAAGCTCCTCCACATACTGTAGTTCATTTTAAAGCGAGAGATTTGACTAATGCTACTTATGGTAATTCTCAAATTAGACCATTGAAAGAAACTATAAACATTATGTTAGGTATAGAGGATGATATAGCTGATATCATTAGAACAACAGCAAGACCTTTAACAGTTTGGCGTATGGGTGATGCAGAACATCCTATGGCTGTAAAACAGATGAGAAAAATTGCATCTCAAATTATGAGTGGTCTTGCTCAAGGAAGCGATATAGCTATAGATGGGAGAGTAGAAGTAAATGTAGTAGAAAGTGGGAAGAATATAACTTATGTTGAACCTTTCATGAACCATATTTTACGTCAAATTATAGCTGGTTTAGGTATTCCAGATACTTTATTTGGTTTAGGAGGTTCTGGTAATCAAGCTGAAGCTGAAATAAAACTTGAGATGTTTCGTAGAAGGATATTGGCTGAACAACAATATATTTCCAATAAAATTGTAAATGAGATATTTAGAGATATATTTCTATTTCATCCAAATGATTTGAGAAAGAGTACTGGTACTGAACTGGTTAGAGAAGGAGTAACTTATAAGAAATATCAAGATTTACCAGTTTTAAGATTTAATGAAATAGAAGATTTATCCAATAGAAGATTAAGAGTAGAAAGTGAGCTGATAGGTGGTGCCATTGATATGCTCGAAGCTAAAGAGGAATTTGGGAGAAATCAAATCATACGTGAAGATGCTTTACATCCTCAATTACAGATGTATCTTGCTCAAGCGAGATATTATGAGGCTCAAGCTAAAGCGGCGATTGAAGCACTCGAAATACAGAAAAAACAGTTAGAAGTTCAGAAAAAACAAGCTGAACAACAATCTAAGAAGCCTACAAATACGAATGAATGACCTTTCCGATAAAAACAGAAACCAAAGATTTCCCCTTTCTTATACTCTTTTTTCAATTTCCAACCTTCTAAGTTGTATTTTTAAGTATTTATTTATATTAAACATGAGAATATTAACACATGAGATACGAGGTAATCAACTCTGTACAGCCAATAGAGTGCTCTGTGCCTCAACAAGATGGAGTAAAAGGCATAAAGGTAAGGGGTACTGCTATTGCAAGTATAAATGATTACCCCAATTTAAATGGGTTCAAGTACCCCCATAAGACCTTGCAACAGTATGCCTCGTCTCTCAAAGGATTCCCCATGGTGATGGACCATGAAGATAAAGTGACAAATGTAGTAGGAAGAGTCATAAATGCATGGTTTGAGAATGGAAGACTATTATACGAAGCTGATATCAATCCAGACCATCCATCTGGTATTGCTAAAGCACTTGAACGAGGAGACATAAATTCTGTGAGTATTAAGGCTTATAGCAATGATGTGAGATGTTCAATCTGTGGTTCTCAGCTAGGGGAATGTTATCACCGTCTGTTGGAAAACTATGAAGGACAAATATGCTCGGGGATTGTTCATCATCTCGATTGGGTTCATTTGTCATTCGTTACCAGACCAGCAGACCCATACGCATCTGATACTGCTGTGGCACAGAGTATAAAGGCTGAAAACCAAAAAAGAATGACGTTATTAATTCAAAATATTAATAGCTTAGAAGTCAAGAAAATTGGTGAAAAGAAAATGGCGAACGAGAATAAAATCTCTCAAGAGGAGTTTGAGAAACTCCAGCAGTCACTCATAAACACTCTAAAGAAAGAGAATGAAGCGGAGATTAAGCAACGTGAAGCAGAAATTTCTGCATTACAGAAACAACTGGAAGAAGCACAAAAATTCATCCAACAATACGAAGACGAGAAAAAATCTAAACTAATTTCACAGATTTGTGATATTAGTGGCGAAGACCCCAAGATATACGAAAATATGTCAATCTCATCTTTAGAGAAAATTAAACAGAGTGTAATGAAATTGAAAAAGAAATATGATACTGTAGAAACAGCTGAACAAGTAAGTACTGAAGGGAACTTTTCTACTAAACAACCAGTAGTACAACAATACGATGATTTTGAAGAAGGCGTTAAATTCTTCAATGAATTATTCAATCTAAAGAATCGTTTCAAGGAAATCAGACAAGAAGACAAAAGGAAAATTCGAGAAATCTCGCAAAGAGAAATGATAAGATTCGGAAATGTAAAAGAGGAGGTAAGATAAAATGCCTAAGTTTAAAAAAGATTATCGTAGTGGTCTCCATTATGCTCCCAAGAACGTTAAGATGTGCCAACTAGCTAGTGGGGCATCATGGATTTGTGGTTCTATTCTGGTAAAAGCTGCGGGACAAGACAATAGCACACAATGGTACAGTGATGGTACAGTTCAAATTTATCCAAGAGCTAAAGTTCTATCAGCTGCTGATGTAGCTGTAAGTGGAGTAATGGCAAGTGGAGCTAATTATAACATTCTTGGTATTGCTACAACTGATGCACCTCTGAACTTTATGCAAACTGGTAACCCAGTGGAAATAGACAACTGGTTCCAGAATACTGATGTATTCGAGAATCTCTATATCTTTGGCTATGTCAATGATGAAATGATTTGGATGCCATATAGTGGAGCTACACCTAATGTAGGAGACTGGGCTATTCCAAGTTCTGGTTCAGACGGTTATGTAGAAGCTTTGTCACAGAGTACAAACCCCGATGGTTATATAATCATTGGAAAGATTATACAAGTCTCAAGCGGGTCTGAAGGTCCTCAAGTCTGGACTGGTAGTGGTCCCACACCGAAATGTCTTGTTGACCCAACATATAAGAGAGGTTGGTAAAAATGACAATAACAATACAACAACAAAGAGCTAGACAATGGGGTATGCATGGATTTATCCCTTATAAAGGTAAAATGGTTAAATCACCAAGAAACCTATTCGAACTTACTCAATATATGAGTAGAGAAGATGTTCTACTTTACATAACTGAAGCTTTCAATCGTGAATTCTTCACTGAATATATTCCAGACTTAGTTGCTATGAATCTCGTGGATACAATCAACGTTAATTCTCCAGTCATCTCATATCCTTTTGAACAAGGATTTGATGCGGTGCCTTTGGGAGAAGGTGTTGAGATACCAATTGCTAAGTCAAAGTACGGTAAAGTTACTGTACGAGTGCAGAAATTCGGTATCGGTGTATCTATTACTAATGAAGCCATTGAAGATGTTCAAAGCTTTGATTTAGTTCAAAGACAAATTAGTATGGGTATGGATGCTTGTGCAAGATTTGAGAATAAGATGATTATGCAAGCTTTGATAAATGGTGTTTCTGACGAATCCAGTGAATTTAAGACTGGACAAAATGTACCTAATCATGTACTTGATGCTCAAGACGCTCAATGGTCTGGTACTGCGGGTAAGCTTGACTGGGAAAAGATACAAATGGCATTAGCCATAGGTACTGCTGAAGGTGTTCCTTACAACACTTTAGTCATTCATCCATTTGTACTAGTACAACTACTTCAGATGGAACAATTTATGTCTAACAATGTTTGGCAATTCCTCCCTCCCGACCAACAGAGAACATTTAGAACAAGTCAGATGTATCCTATTGCTGGTCTTAACATTATTTCGACACCATGGATGGACAATGATAAGGCTTTGTTCTTGAATACTGAAAGGTATGCTATCCGTTTCGTTAGACGACCATTATCGGTTGACCAGAAATCTATCATCTCTCATGATAGTATGGTCATTTATATGACTTCAAGAGTAGGTGTAGGTGTAGTCAATCCCGATGCAGCTTGTCGTATCGACAACATTGTTCCAGTAGACCCATCCAACTATACTGGTTAGATTTAATCTTTTTTCCTTCTTTCTTTTTTTGTAACCGTTATCTTTTTTTACTCATTATTAAGATAGTAACTTAATGAGTTTCTTAAGTGTAACAGCTAATACTGCTCACATAACAAATGTAAGAAATATGCTAACACAAGCTGGTATAGTCCAGCATATTACAGTAAAGGATGAAGCACAGATTGTTTATTCTGGTTCAGATGGATTATATGTTCATATTTTTAATCCTCCATTAGCTGATTGTGCTGGTATATGGACATCTCCTACTCATTCTGGAGTCAATTATTATAATACTGCAAGTGGGTCATATATTGAAGAGAATAGTGGGAAAATAATTTTAATGTCTGGAGCATCTGTAGATATATCTGCTGGAGATGAAGTTTATGTAACTTATCGTTTTCAAGCTGGTTTAACTGATAGTCAAATAAATATGGAAGTAGAAAGTGCAAAACAAGAGATAAACCATGAGTTTGATATGAATTGGACTTTCGATGTTAATACTACTGATACTGTTCATCAATTAGCTATTCTAACCATGTATGCTATAGCTGTAAAGTATTGTATCTTATCATTAAACAGTTCTAATGCTATACAAGGTGGATTTAGTTACAAATTAGGAGATTTGGATGTACAGACTAAGTTATGGGGAGAAGGTATGTCTATGGGAGAGTTGTTCAGACTTTATGAGGATAAAATTAAAGTCTTAAAGAATAACTTGAAACTTGCATACGATGGAGCTCCAGTAGTAATTATAAATAGACGTTCTATTTCTGCTCCTTACCAACATAGAGCTTTTCCAGCTAATGTAGAAAAAGCTACAGTATATAATGCAGCTATATTTAGCGATAGTGGAAAAGTATATGTTGTAGGTGATGGTAAGATTTACGAAGGTTGGCTTACTGGTTTGAATATTTTAGATGGGTGATTTAAATGGCTTTTAGACAATTAAATCTTGGTACACCTCATTTTCCACGAATTGATGGTAGAGAATTCCAGATGATTTTAACTATTCATGGTGTTAAAGTCATTCATAGGTCTAAATATACTGCTACTAAATGTACATGTTGGGATGATATAACTGGACAACCAGATAGGTTTTGTCCTCTATGTAATAATGGTTGGATTTACGAAGAAAGAATCATTGATGCATATATTAGACCTATAGAACCTCAAGGAAGAAATGAAATAGCTGATTTTATTACCCAAGCTGGACCAGTCCAGCGTTATAATCACATTCTATGGACTTATGGACATGAAGGAGAAAAAATCGCTGTAGGAGATACAATCATTCACCCTATTGATGGTATTAAGTTTGAACATGATGTTATTAATGTTCTAACTATGATTGGGACACATGGTAAAAAAGTTTATACTCGATTGTATCTTATGCGTAAGCCTTATGCTGAAACTGGAGAAACTGACCCTACTAAACCATCACCGATAGGATAAAAAATATCAAAAGTTTTAAATAAATTGTTGTTATAATTGTTTTCATGTCAAGACATAATAAACCAGAAGTAAAGATAAAAGAACAAATGAAGGTTATAAAAAAACCAGTTATAGGATTTGCAAGTGACAGTCCTTACTATCCGACTGGATTTGCTGTACAATGCAGTAAGATAGCTAGTTTTGCTGTTAAATGGGGATGGGATGTTCATTATCTTGGTTGGCAAACCAGAGGTAATCCAGAGATTAAAGGATTTGACTTTAAGATACATGGAGTAGAAGGTAGAGCAGCTTTTGGAAAAGATAGTTATGATAATTTCTTTAAGAAAATATCACCAGATGCTATATTTACACAAGGAGACGCACATATGGTTGATGTATTGGCTATGAAACCTCGACCATTCTGGATTTGTTATTACCCATTAGATGGAGACCCAATTAATACACAAATTGCCAGTGTCATAAAAAGAGCTGATGTAAGAGTTGCGATGTCACGTTTTGGGCAAGCATTAACAAGAAAACAATTAGGTATTAGTGTTGAATATGTTCCTCATGGTGTAGATACAAAACTCTTTTCTCCAATAAACAAGAAAGTTGCAAGAAGAGAAATTTTTGCAAAGTTAGGAATAAGATTACCTATTGACCCAGATGAAGCTTTTATCTTTGGTTGTGTAGCAAGATTAAACAAACGAAAACACCATATGAGGTTGCTTGAGGCATTTAGGATTTTCCTTGAGAAAGATGAAGAGAGAAGAAAGAATTGTTACTTATATCTACATCTTGACCCTAAAGATGCTCTATATATTGGAGACCCTAATCATGATTATTTCTTCCTTGAACAAATAGAAGTTAGAGGTATTGCTAACAATGTAATTATAACTCCACAATTCAATCCTCAAAACAAGACATATAGTTATATAAATGGTATCCCAGAAGCTGATATGTCTTTATTGTACAATGCTTTCGATGTTCATGTATTACCTACTGGTGGAGAAGGATTTGGAATACCTATTGTTGAAGCTATGGCTTGTGGTCTTCCTAACATTCTAACTGATTACACTACTTCTACTGAATTCATGGCTATTGGTGATAATGGGAAATATGTCAAACCAGAAGACCTAAGAGGTACATTAGTCCCACCAAGCAGACTATATATGGAAATGTGTGGAGTTAAGAAAGCATGGGTAGATGTAAAAGAATTTGCTAAAGCAATGGAAAAATACTACATGGCTCCAGAATTAGCTAAGATACATGGAGAAAAAGCGAGAGAATGGGCAGTTAAACACTATGATTGGGAAGTAGTAGAAAAAATGTGGAAACCTATATTTGATAAAATAAATACTAAAGTTCATTTGGTGATGTAAAATGGTAGATGTAAGAATAGATACAACTGTATTTGCTCCAAGTGGTTATGCTTATGCAGCTAGAAAATTACTACTTGGATTAGTTGATGAAGGAATAAAGGTTAGTCTTTATGAGAGAAAGATGGATGTAATGCAAATTAGGCTTACTTCAGAAGAGACAAAGATTTTCAATGATATGCTAAATGCTGAATATAGTAAAGATGTTCCATTGTTAAGGTATGGTACTCCTCCAGTGTTTGCTTCAGCACCAGCTCCAGACCATAAAAGAAACTTGTTAAAATTTGTATGGGAATTAGATTACTTACCACCATCATGGCTAAACTATATAGAACCATACGATGAATATATTACTAATACTGAATTTTGCAAACAATCTATACACAACTCTTTGGATTTGTACAATAGAACTATGAAAGTAATGTCTGGAAAAGAACCTATTGATAAACAAATTCATATTGTCCCTCATGGTGTAGATACTAAGATTTATTTTCCAGATAAAAACGACCCATTATATAAGTTTGGTGATGATACTTTTGTCTTCTTATGTGTTGGTCAATGGATAAGAAGAAAAGGATTTGAAGAGATGTTAGAGGCTTATTATAAGGAATTCTCTGGAGACGATGATGTAATTTTAATTATAAAGACATATGGTAGAGATAATACTTTTCCAACTATGATTAATATTGTAAATTCCATCAAGAATAAAAGCTATACTATGAATGTTATTAATCCTCCAAATGTTGTAGTACATGGTCAGATGCTCACTGAAGAAGGAATGAGGAAACTTTACAATTCTGCTAATTGTTTTATACTGGTAAGTAAAGGAGAAAGTTGGGGATTGCCTTATATTCAGTCTATGGCTTGTGGTGTTCCATCGATAGCACAAAGATATGGCGGTCATCTCGATTATATGAATGATGGGAATTCATTTTTAATAAATCCAAAAGAGATGAGAATGACTGATGGAGCTAATTGGTATGCTCCTATTCATGGTCTAAAATGGGCTATTCCTTCTATTGAAGAAATCAGAGAAACAATGAGATATGTAGTAGATAATCCTAATATACTTAAGAGGAAGGCTGACAAAGGTCTTGAAGACATAAAACAATGGTCATGGCAATCAGCTGCTAAAAAACTAGCTGATGTGATAACGAATGTCGGATAAGAAGAAAAGATTTAATACTTTTTTCCCTTTTTTTATTTAGTATGGTAAGTATGACTAAACGAGATATTGTCAATAAAATTATGAGACAATTCTCAAACAAATTCAAAGATTTAAAATTTCAGTTTAAAATTACTTATAATAGAGGTTCTCTATCATTATTAGATGACACTTTTAAAGATTTTATAAATAATTTAGGTGCTGAGACAGCTAAAAAAATGCATAATGTTTTAATGGGAGCATATGGAACTTATAAAAGTTATGGATTTATATCAAGAAAACCAGAGACAGAAAAATATTATAGAAGATATGCTGACCCCTATATTCCAGAGGCGATGTATTTTTCTGGAGCTGCTGAACGAGCTATAAAAAGAATAGCAAGAGGAGGTATAGGTAGGTCATCTGATGTTTCTTGGAGTTCATCTATTAGTCCGATTGACATAGGTCAAGTTAGTGCCAATATAGGAAAAGTGTCTGTTATTACTGAAAGACTTTCGACTACTGGAAAAGGGGAATTAAAAGTTAGTATTGATTATATAGTTCAATGGGATAAATCTGGAAAGAGACCTCTTAAACTTGCTACTTTAGGAGAATTCTTAATAGATAGTAAGAGAATTATAGTCAAATCATGGGATGATGCGAAATGAGTTGGGAAGATTATAATGGTGCAGTTCTTTCTCCTTATGAAGGGAGATTAGGTTTAGCTGGTGATGCTTTAAAAGCTCATCTTGTCCAATATATTAGAGATAACCTTTCTACTATCTTAGTTACGTCTGGTTCAACTCCAGCTGAAATAAAGTGTTGGGGAGATTATCAAAAAGCAGAAAATATGCATTTACCTTCTATCATTGTTACTATTCAGAAAGAAGTAGAACGTAATAGATATATTGGTAATTTTCTGTTTGATTATACTGATACTGCTTCTGGTATAGCTGCTTCTGGTAGTTATGATGCAGTCTATGGTGGTGAATATGAATTCTTAGTAAGATTTGATATTTGGACTTCTAATACTATGATTAGAGATATGATTGATTGGGAATTACAAAATCTTCTTAGATATGCCAGTTCTCCATATGTTAATGATATGTATGATAAAGGTATAAGGAATATTAGGGTTATAGGTTCAGAGCTGATAGGTTATGACCAAACTGATAGATATATCAAAGATGTATCTTATCATGTAGGAGTTGATACTATCTATCGTAGAGAAGTTTTGGCTCTTATTAATGCTGATGTTAGAATAGTTCCAAAAGTAGAACCTAATATTTATCTTATTGGAGAAATTGTTTATGAAGTCTATTCATCAGCAAGTGGTACTACTTATGATAATCTGGTTGCTTCTGGTACAGTCTCTGGAAGTGGGTGAGGATAAAGCTTTTATATTCATCAAATGAAGTTTAACTTATGAGCAATTATACTCTTGCTGGTGTATATGTAGAACAAAGTTCGGAAGGTATATCGCCTTCTGCAGTAGATACTGGAAGATATGTCGCTATCATTGGTCATATGTTATCTGGGTCTGCTGATTATAACCTTCAAGATAATGACAAATTTGCTAATGGACAAGTAGGTACTGTATTTGTTTATGAAAATATCCTTGACTTTAAAAATAAGATGGGACTTGCTACTGGAGATGACTGGAGTGTAGGCACTTTTGGTAGTGGAGCTTTAGGCGAAGCACCTTTTGACCCTTCAACTAATTTTATGAGAGCAGTAGAATTAGCATTTGCTGGTGGAGCTAAAAGGGTTTATGGTTGTGTTTTATCTGGTAGCGGAGCTGGACCTACTACTACTCCAGATGGATTAACTGAAGCACTTCAAGCTTTAAGAGCTTTTGATGATGTCTATTACGTTGTTCTTGCTGGTTATGAACCTATCGCTACAGTTAAATCAGAAGTATTAACAGCATCAAGTCGAGAAGAAGGAAAGGAAAGGGTTTATGTTACTGGTGTATCTTGGAATAGAGCTTTCTCTGGTTCAGATATGTCTTATTCATTACCCAGCATAGCTTCTAATTTAAAAGATGATAATGGTAGAGTTATTTGTGTTGTAGCTAATACTACTTGGAAATTTACTTATGCTACTGGAGATATTACTGACAGTCATTTATGGTCTGGAGAATTATGGTCATCTGGTACTCATGAGATTGGAGGTAATTTCTTAGCAGCTTATATAGCTGGGAAATTATCAAGTCAAGATGCTCATGTGCCATTAAGCTATATCTCTGATTGGACTCCATCTTATCAAGGTAACAAGAATAAAGCTGCATTAAATAATGTTAAGTTAAAAAGTATGTGGAATGACCATGTTCTGTTTCCACGTAGATGGGTTTCTGGTGGAGCTGAAAGCTGGTCATTCGATAGAGGTTGGTTATTTACTGTTACTGATAAACCAGAAGATGCTAATGGAAATGAAATGCCAACTTTGATAACTACAAGACAAATCATGGATACTCTTGCTAAAGATGCTCGTAGTATTATGAGACGATACTTATTTAAAGCTAATACTGTTTCTTCAAGAGCTTCAGCTAATAGTGCTATTAGAGATAAATTAACACAACGTAAGAACGAAGGAATGATAAAGAATTTTGGTACTAAAGTCTATGCTTCTGCTGAAGATGAGGTTAATAACATTATGAGATGTAAAATAGTCTTTGTTCCAGTGTTCGAGACTTTGAAAGTTGTAATAGATTTAACTGCTACATTATCATTATGAGGTGAAGAAAAATGAGTTATGATGCAAGTGTTAAAAAATTCAGCACAGAATTTGGGGATGATATCATCCTCAAATTTATTGTTCCAGATGCTAAGATTGCGGGTTCAACAGTAGAATTCAATATAGGAAGAATGGAAACTATAAGATATGAAGATAGTGAAGAATTAAAAGAAGCTAGAGGTATAGGTTCAAAATTTCGTATAGATAGTAGAACTACAAGATTTAGAGGAATACTTAGATGTACTCTTAAACCTACTGCTATCAATATGGGTATTATACAATATGCTCTTGGTGCTTTTGTTTCTTCTGGAGAAGAGATTACGCCAGAAAATAGCTCCCTTATAATAGACGGTTTATTTAGTGGTGACGATACTATACCTTTTATTCTTTCTGATACTAAATATTTTGTACCTTATTCTTTCAAAATTCAAATCCGTAATGTTAGAACTGGCTATATGGATGAACTTTATAACGTGAAATTTACCAGACGAGTTAAAGAAGTCAGAGAAGGAGAATTCACTATTATGGAGCTTGAAGGAGAATATGATTATAGTCTTATGAGTTCTGACATAGTTAATAATGAAACATATACTGGGACATAGTTAAGAAAACTTTTTAATTTTTATTCTCTTTTTTATATTGATGAGTTATCATAAACCATATAATTATCTCCACTCTGATGAAGTTTATATAGCTTTGAGATGTGAAGATAAAGAAGGACTTGAATATTTCCCTATAGGAGATGCTCAACGTATTAGATGGAGATATAGATGGACTGCTGAACCTTATTATGCTATAGGAGATGATATGTTTCCCTCCGAAATTTTTAGAGATAAATTTGTAGCTGAAGGAGAATTAGAAAAGTTAGTGCTTAAGAAACATAGAGATGTTAGACAAGATTTAATAGATTTAGGAGCTATGTTAATATTAGGTGAAATTAAACATCCAAGATTTCCTTCTATTACTTTTCCTTATTCATCTGTTAATTTAGTTTTTTATGCTATTAGTTTGAATGAAGGTTATGAATTTAGTCGTATAATTATTACTGATGTTGATGGAGGAATAGATGAAGGGGAATTTGCTCGTGAAAAAATATCATTCATTGCTTCGAGAGTAGAAAAGGTAAGTTTATAAATTGAAAGCTTCAAATGGTTTAAATGGGTGATGTTATGAGTAAGGAAACAGAAAATCAGAAAGATGTTAAACTTACATTAGGAGATTTAAGAAAGACTTTAGCTATAAGTCAAAGAGAAGGAGAAGCATTTAGAGAAATACTAAAATCTATAACTGAAGAAAGGAAAGAGAAAGTTACTATAAGATATGATGATATAGATGAAGAGATAACTTTTATAGTTAAGCCTATGACTGTAAAAATTGAAATGGAGACTGAAATATTCAAAACAAAAATGGAAAGAGATAGACATATAATAAGTAGATTAGTAACTACGGAAGATGGAAGACCAATATCATATGCTGAAATTGATATGATGCCTTTAGGAATGATGGAGGTTTTAACTAAAACAATAGAGCAATTGTCTTTTTTTCACAAAGTGGGGCGGGAGAAATTAGACGATTAGCTCGTAGTGAAATAGGTAAGAGAATTTATACTCTGTGTAAAATGACTGGTTTATCTCCTAAACAGATATTGGATATGAATATCACAGAAATGCTTTTTATAATTGAATGTATATCATTATATGAAGCATGAATTTAAGGGTTTAAGATGGCTGATATAACTATAAAATTGAAAGCAGAAACAGAGATAACTAATCTTAAACAAATAAAAGATATGTTTAAAGATTTTGATAGATTAGGAGATGATATAAGAAAAGCTATTCAAGAGGCTTTTGCTGGAGAACCTATAGAAGTTAAGGCTGGAAAAGATACAGTAGGATACTTTGAAGATATAAAAAGAATGATTTTAACTACTAAAATGTTAATAAGGAGTATGTTACCTTATATTAAACCAGTTTCTGGTCATGCTGGAATTCAAACCATATTTTCTAAGATAGAAGAAGTGGAGAAAAACCTTGAGAAATTTGATGATGAAATTTTAGATGAAATGTTAGAAGGAGGAAGAAAAAAGATAGATGAAATAATTGAAGTTGCCAGAGTTAGATTAATTAAAGCAATAGAAGAAGGAGAGACTTCAGAATTCAAGAAAGTTCAAAAGGCTATGGATATTTTATTAGCTCATTTTGGAAAACTATCCAACATTCTATCTGAATTTGGTCCAAGGAAAAGAGGAAAAGAATTAGAGTTATCAGTCTTAAGCCAAGAATTTCTTAGTAAATTTATTTCTAAAGGAGAAGCAAAGTTACAAAATATGGTATATGAATTGATAGAAGAAATATTCAAACATGCTCAAAAAGAATTTACTATGGGAGGAAAAGGTAGAATTAAATTTTTAGATATATATACAGACCATATTTTATTTTCTTTAGCTTCTATACTCACTAAACGAGTATCAAGTTTTATTAGAGATGAAGGACAAAAAATCGAGTATTTAGGATTATTACCCCGAGGAGAATATGAGCGTATGACTGAAGAAATGAGAGGGGTAAAAGGTAAAGATGCTATTAGACAATTTACTGAAATCTTCTCTAAATATTATAGTGACAAAGTCCTAGCTCTTTTAGCAGAATCTTTTGTTGGAGGACAAGAAGGTATTTATGAATCATCTGAAGCTAAGAATATAGTTTTATCTGCTATAAAAAATCAATTGGAAGAAGTAGTTAAAGGACAAATTAAAGATGATGAACTTAAAAGAGCATTTGACAAGTTTATGGAAAGTCTAACTATAAGATGGATGAGGGGTGAAGAAAAAAGCTATATGGTACTTCAAGCTGGAGAAAAACATGTTGCTAAACTTGGTTATGTTCCAATTTCTGCCAGAGAAGGAATAGAAAGTGAAAAATTATATCGTGGAGCTATGTCTATTTTATCGAAGGAAGAAAGAGAAAAGTTTGATAGACTTATAGAGAGATTAACACAAACAAATTGGGGATTTACAGAAGAAGAGAAAATTGAAATTATGTCTAATCTTACATCAATTCAAGAGTTCCAGAAAAACCAAGCAATATTAACAGAGAAATTGATTGGAGAGTTAAGTAGAGTGTCAAACCCAGAAGTTGTTGAGAGAATATTGGATATCTTAAAATCATTAAGGCTTCCAGTAGGAGGTAGTTAAATGTCATCAGAAAGTACAATAAGGAAAGATTTCATAGGTATGAATAGGGAAATATTCCCTACTAAGAATACAAGAAGAGTGATTTTATGGGCACCTCCATATTTCATAATTGACCCACAAGCACAGTTTTGGAGTGGAATATATGAGAAAAGAGTAAATGAGGTAAATCCAATTGGTAGGATAGGTTCTATCAGACAGAAGTTTGGAACTAAATCTACACATTTCAAAATTAAGGGAGATTTAAACTTCGAAAATTATTTTAGGAAGTGGAATAAATATTTTAAGGGATTAGGTAACCTAAAAGCTGATTCATTATTTGACCCTCGGACTGTTAAATACATCATGGAATATCTTTATACTTATGATTTACCTATTCTTATGAGAGCCGATTATGACATATCATTTGTTACTATAGATAGAATGGAATGGGAATTACATGGAGATAAAAGGATGAGAGTATCATATATTATAGATTTGTATGAGATTAGAAGATTGCCAATAATGGTTAAGTTCCCAGTAAAGGTTGGTCTTTGGTAAGGTGATTATATGAGTAAAGATTTAAGTCTCTATAAAGATATTGTATTTTCAACAGATGATGAAATAGTAGCTGTAGCATGTGAAATATGGCGATATCATGAGGGGAGGTATAAGAAGTTTATAGATATTAAACCTTATTATAAATATGAAATAGATTATAGTGTTTTAAGTAAATCAGAACAGAAAGCTTTAGAAGATATGAACCTAATGGGTACGATAAAGAGTAATATAGGAACAACTTTAAAGAAAGTTGGAAAATTAACTAAGACTGTAGGTAACTTTGTTTTAGGTTCCAGTGGATATGGTTCTGATAATACTTTACTTGGTCTTCAAATCGATAAATCATCACGATTTGGAACAAAAATAGAAATAAGCTTTTCAGATTACCAAAGATTGTTATATCGTCTTATTAAGACAAATGATATTATGTATCTTTGGGTAGTTAAAATTCCTAAATCTTTAACATCACAAGCTATTGCACCTACTTCAGTTCCTATTCCATTATTTAATTTAGCAAAATTTTATAGTCAAAAAAGGTTTCAAGTTGATATGGTTGATTATTATGATGATAAAATAAAAGTATCTGTTGGGTCAAATCTCTTAAAATATGGTAATTTAATTGATGAATTATGTTTTGCTGGTAAATATTATATAAGAGATAGAGTTATTAATCCTAATTATAAAGAAGTACCTCATTTTGCTGGTTTTATAACTGTTAAAAACTATCATTTAGCTAGGACAGCACAACTAAGAATGAGTGGGATGGACCCAGCTAGAATGTTTCAACATTTAAAGATTGATTATGGGTTTGAAGACGATGAAGAAGGGACTAAATATGATGTAAATGAATATAACAAGAATTTCTTCTGGGAAACATGTAAAAAAGCATTCTATAAATGTATAGATTTAGGACTGGCTATTGAAGAAGAGACTAATAATTATTTTGTTATTCCAGAAGATTTCTTTAGAGTATTATCACAAACAGTCTATGAGAATAGTATAAATATAGAAAAAGATTATGGGAGACCATATAATTATCTATTAATATCTTTTGATTATAACATAAGAAAATATATTGATAGTGTAAGTATTTCAAAATCCAGAATTAAGTTTAAGAAAATTCCAGCATCAGATGATAATAACGGTTCATTACAAATACAATTAGATTTAAATCAAGATGATTATCCTTCTAATTATGCTTTAGCTGAAGCTCTTACTCAACCTATTAGTAAATTCACATCTTTTACAAGCGAAAGGTTTAATCCAGATGCTATTGACTTATTTACTCAACCTCGTTTATTTGCAAGTAGGAATACTCCATCTTTAATAGATTTCATAATTTCATGGATAAGTAGATTATTTAATAATACTCAGAAAGTTATGGGGAATATTAGGAAAAATGTTTGGGTAAGTTCTAATGTGTTTATAAAAGATAAAGGTATAGTCTTAACTTTATTATTTACATATTCTGGAAAAGATTGGTACTCTGGAAAAATAAAGAATTCTGGATATACCCATGAAATTTATCTTGATGAGATAGCAGAATTAGATATTTATGAAATAAATAGAAGAGGAAATGTAAGTTCATGTGAATTATATGATGATTATATTAATCCTTTAAATGTTTCATGTATTCTAAAAAACCCTTCTGTTAGAGCTCATCATTCTGATGGTCAATTAAGAGGAAAAGTAACCAGTATTAGCTCAAAGAAAGACTTGATTACTTACAAAAATGGGAATATTATATATTCAAATGAGGTAGAGAACTTAAAATTACAAGTAAATGATTTATACAATGCAATTACTAATATAACCACTAAAGAGGAAGAAGATAGTGGCAAAGTAAATATGTTTGAACAATTAAAATATAAGGTTAGAGAAGCTGGTGGTTCGTTTAAAGATATTCAAATTCTATTTAACTTTAATGAGGGTTTTCATATATGTTGGAATAACAATGATAAGGATAATTGGATATCTTTTAAATTACCAAATTCACCAATTAGATTTACTATACCTACTATACCTATGACTTTACATGATTTTTCAATATATGCAAAAAGCTTTTTTGATTGTTTAGATAATATATGTAAAAACTTTTTTGAGCTTACATCTGCTAAATTTTACGAGGAAAGAGGAATTACAAGAGACTATTTCATGTTCATCAATCCTTTTAGAGAAGATGCACTAAGAAATTCTTTGTCACACAGAAAGAAAATTTTTAGATTGTTTTTAGAAGCTACGAAAAAAACAAATCCCATTACAGCATTATCAGTATCTATAGAAGAAAGAAATGCAAGAATAACAAGAATATTAGAAGAAGATAAAAATAAATATACTCAAATCATTACTAAATATGGAGACGATTTAAAGAGAGGTAGTTTTATAAACAGTATTGCAGTGCTTAAACGAAATGCTATTCAGATAGTATTAGATATAATAAGGTTAGGTATAGAGACAATAGGTATAATGATTAATGACCTTATTGCAATGGAAGGAAGAAATGGTTCTATTTATATGCCTTCTGCAATTGATATACAAGTAGGAGATGAAATAATATTATTTGAAGAAAGCAGAGGTAGAGCAATAGAACATTTGAGCAGAAAGCTTAGATATGCCAGACCAGATGGTGGAATAGAGTACAAGACTAAAATCTCACAATTAATAGGTAATACCATTACAAGTAAAGGAAGATTAGCTGATTGGATTTCTGGAGGAGTAATAAAAGTTAATAGAGATTTTATAGAGAATGGGGAAGGAAAAATATTCTTTGAAGATGGAATAAATATATCAGATTTAAAAAGTCTTAAGATACCAAAGGAAGATATACCTCGTTGGTTCGTTTATAGACATATCATTTATGCTGGTAATTTTGGTATAACAAGTGGTTTCATGTCAAAAATTTATATTACAGATAATCCTTTACTCAGTAATATACCTTTTGATGAAGATAATGTTGTTACAAGAGAATTATCTACTTTCTTACAACGTGCTGGTTTATCGGAACATGCTTCTATCTCTACAAGGAGGTTATTAGGATAATGAGGACAGAAATGGGAGTTATCACTAAAATTGTTGGTAGGAATTTATATGAAGTTGATTTAGGCTTCGTTGGAGAAGAGAATGATAAATATATTTGTACTCCATTGTCTTATATGACAAGTAAAGATTATGGAACTGGTCTTGTTCCTAGCTATAGAGTTAATGATAGGGTAATAATAGCTATTAGTGATACATTAAGTTATATTATTGGTTCAATACCTAATTCTATAGACCCTTTAGATGGAGAATTTCTAGCTGTAAATCCAGAAGGTGCTATGATACATTTAGGAGCTAGACCAGAGTCTCCTACCAGTGGAAGTACTACTGGTAATGTTACTATATCTGGGGATAGGATAAGTATTGTTAGTGGAGAAGAATATAAAGATTGGACTTTACAAACAAATAAACAGTATATTGATGATGAATTCGACCAAAGAGACGCTACAGAGATACCAAGCTTACCAGATGAAGGGGTAATAGTTATAAGAAAAGATGGAGAAGATATGGTATCTATTACTATGGCAAATGGGTCTGTAATAATAGAAACAAGTAAGGATATTCGTTTTAATATTAATAATGAAGTCTATTTTGATACTAATAATGGTATTTACTTTAATACTGATAGTGAGAATGGAAAAAGTGTAGCTGCTGATGGAGATACGGTAGATATTAATGGAGGAACTTATCAAATAACAAATGGTGTAATGACTATTACTGCTGGACAAATAACTATGTCACCAATAGGTTCTCCTATCCCAGTTTCAACACCATCAACTTTAACATTTACTTCTATACAACACCAAAATGGACAAATAAATATAAGTAATGGAACATTAAATAGTCCGAATAGAAAGGAGAAGGTTGAACCAGCATGACATTTTATATATCATCAGACTATATTACAAGTGGAGCAAATGAAGCTTATTCAGCTTTATTTATAGATATAGATGGTTACGAGCTTACTTCATCTGGAGTATTAAGTGGAAAAACATGGGATAGTAGTAGTGGTTTTATAGAATTCGATGCTAACAAAGTAGTCATTGGATTTGGTTCTGGAACTTTAGGAAATGTTAAGGATACTATTTTAACTGGAACAAAATTCGGTATTTTTGCTAATGAAAATAATGTTTATGCTATAGTTAGTGGTGTAGCTAGACCTTTTGAGGAATGGGGTTCTGGTTCTTCGGATGCTACTTTAAGAGCTGATTTATATTCTATTGGAGATGGATTTGGTGCAAAATTAATAGCACATCATTATGATAGTGATGGTTCAACAGTTCATACAGTCCATGACATGTTTGAACATGTTACACCTAATTGGCTCCTTCAAGGAGGAGAATTAAGTTCGCTTGGAGGATTGACTATATCATGGACTGAAGGTCATTATAACAACATATATAGTAATGATGTAAAAAGCTTTGAAAGTGGTTCAGCAACTCTAACAGATAATGCAGTAAATTATCTGTATATAGATTATGCCAATGAAGGATTAGGTGTTCAAGTATCTACTACTTTTCCTAATTTTAACCATATTCTACTTGGTAGAGTATCATGTGTCAATGGTAGTATTTATAGGATACATCAAGAGAATAGTGTATCATTTGCGTTTAATGATGGGTTTAAAGCTCTTAAAGATTTATTCCCAGAATTTGTTAAGAAAGGTTTAATAGTAGAGCCACAAGGTGTTACAGCTTTAGCAGTTAAAACAGATGGTGGAGAATATTATGAAAATATGAATGTTAAAGTTACTGTACCATCAATAGATAGTACAGTAACACTGATAAGAAGATGGTATCATGACGCTTCTGGTAACTGGGTTTCTGATACAAGTTCTACAATAGACACTGTTAATTATGATACTGGAACTGGTTTAGCTGCTTTACCAGTTAATAAATATGTTAAAAGCTTGTTTATTGTTTCTCCAACTGAAATTCATTGGATTTATCCACAAGAATATTTCAACAACTTTGCTGATGCTGTAAATGGTGCTTTACCTAATATACCAGATGGATTAAGTATTTTACCTAAATCAATAGCTCTTATAACACAAGAAGGAGATACTGAACTTCCTCCTTTCCCAAGCGATGCATGGATAGACGTTAGAACAACATTCTCAATAGAATATACTAAGCCTAACATAATTGACCATGGAGATTTAGCTGGTTTAACAGATGACGACCATCCCCAATACCATACTGACGGAAGAGCTGATACATGGCTCTCTGGAAAGACAACAGACAATATAGTAGAAGGAACAACAAATCTATATTATACTGATGAACGGGTTGATGATAGAGTAAGTAATCTGTTAGTAGCTGGTAGTAACATCTCATTAACTTATGATGATGTAGCTAACACTTTAACTATTGCAGTAGATGAGGTAGGATTAAACGCCGATACTTTAGACGGATATGATAGTAGTTATTTTGCAGCTTTAAGTGAGAATGAAACTATTACTGGAGATTGGACATTTAGTGGTTCAACAGTTTTTAGTGGTTCAGTATCTTTCAGTGGCTCAACTGTTGGTATAGACCATAATGATTTAAAAAATATAGGAGTTAATTCTCATACAGATATAGACAATCATATATCTGACAGTAGCATTCACTTTACTGAATCTTCTATTGACCATGGTAATTTATTAGGTTTGAATGATGATGACCACCCACAATACGCTCATTTAGGTCAAGATGAAACAATAAGTGGTAGTTGGAACTTTTCTAACACATTAACTATTTCTGCACAACATTTGAAACTAACACATGGTTCTGCCTATCTTTCTATGGATAATACTGGAGATTCTGGTAAGGGAATAAAAAAGATTACTTGTAATGATGGGGGTGGAAATTGGAATTTTAGAGGAGGTTGTTATTATAACAGTGGTTATATTTATGAGACAACTAATAATGGTGCAACTGCTATCGAGCAAAATTTTGAAGGTTGTAATGGAGAAATTTACTTAAAAGTAGCAGTAAGTGGAACAGCTGGTAATACTTTTTCATGGGATAATTTTTTAGTTATAACTCCCTATGCTATGTATGTTAATAAATTATTTAGACCTTATACTGATGGAGGAGCTGATTTAGGAACAACATCAAACAGATGGAATAAATTAATTAGTAAAAGTATATTATTAAGTGACGCATTAGATATTACTTTACAACCAGATGATAGTGGTTATGGAGCTTCTTTAGGTATTTATAATGCTACATCTGGTAAAACTATTAGAATAGGAGCTGGTAATACAACATATGCTCATTTAACAACAGATGCAAATAGTGGTTTTTGGTTTGGAAATAATGTAGCAGTAAATGGAAATATAACACCATATTCTGATAATATAGCTGGTTTAGGTTCAAGTAATAAAAGATGGGCTACAATTTATTCTAATGATATTATTAATACTAATACTATAACAATAGGCTCTCCTCCAACTAATGGTGGAATCATTGCTCCATTGACTGATGGTTTAATGATAAAAGGAAATGATGGGAGTGTTGGTGCTTATATTTATGATGATAGACAATGGCTAACTGGAATAACAAGTATAAATCGAGGTAGTACTAGTGTATCTACTGGTTATGGATTAGAAGTAGGTGGAGATGCTTTATTTGATAATAGTGTTGATATAATCGAAGATTTATCAGTTTCTGGAACTATCTATGAAGGAGGAGCTTCTTTAAGTTCTAAATATGCTTCTATAAGTCATACCCACGCTTTAGACGATTTAAGTGATGTAAATATATCATCCCTTTCTGATGGTCAAGTGCTTGTATATGATAGTGGAACTGGAAATTGGATAAATGGAGATGCTGGAACTGGAGATATTTCACAAGGTACTAATGTAACCACTGGTTATATCCCTAAATGGGAAAGTACTGGTGTTTTAACTGATAGTATAATGATGGAAGAATCTGATGCAATAGTTATTAAAAAAACTATTGCTACAGATGGTTTCGTTCTTGTAAATACAACTACTGATGCTGATGCATATAGTCCAAGATTAACTTTGAAAGGAAATGCTTGGTATAATTCAACTAATTATACCGTTTTGTCTTGGTTAAGAACACGAGCTCAAGATGCAGAAGATGGAGGCAACGGGTTTGGATTAGAAGTTTATTTAGAAAATTATGGTACATCGTATATTAAAAAAGCTTTAGAGATATCTGCTAAAAATAGTCGTCATTATTTAACTTTATATGACGGGGATAGTGATAATACAAAATTAATAGATATTGATAAAACGGGTATAGACTTTTTTATGGAAAGTGCTCAATATGGTATAACCTATAAACCGACTGGAGATACTGATACAAGATATGGTTTATTCTTTGATTCTACTAACAAAGTAGTTGCTTTATGTAACCGTACTGCTAATGGTTATGTAGAGTTAAGAGCTAATGATGGTACTGCTGGTGCAAGTGGAGAAGATGTTATTTTAAGAGCTTCAAATGATAAAGTAAATATTTATAGAGATGAGTTGGTTATTGGAATATTAGTACTAAAAGTGATGATAATAGTGGTGCATTGTTCTTAATTCATAGTGGTTCAAGTGGTTATTTAAGGATACAAACTACTGGTGTAACCAGAGTAAAAACAACTAATGGTTATGTAGATATAGGACCACAAAATGCTAATTGGTGTCATTTTAATACTAATACTGATATACCTAAGTTTTATTTTAATAAAACTGTTACTGCTAATAATGATTTTGAGTTTTATAATGGAGGTTCAACTAAGAAACTTTCTGATTTTGTCATGTTTGGGTCAGCTAACGCAGCTTGGGTACCTTGTCCATATTATATGGAAAGTACTGGAGCTTTATATTTCAAAGCTACGAATGGTCGTGTAGGTAATGAAGGGGGAACAGATTATTCGACTTATTGGGTTTTACCTTTACCTACTGCAAAAGGTGCTCTTAAATTATACATAAGTGGATTAAAATTGTCAGTTTCTGATGCTGATACTTCAAATTATTGTAGAGTTTATATTTATGGTATGACAGATACTGGAATTCCATTGATATATACAAGTGCTGAATACAATACTATTGGTTTAAAAACAGAAACATTTACTGCTATTGATGTTTCCATATATCATATGGTTACAATAAAGATAGTATCAATAGTTGCTACTGCTGGATACTTAGAATATAGTCCTCCGTTATTACAGTGTTATTATGCATAGATTATGAAAAGGTTTATAAGTTTCATAAATAATAATTAGACTGATAAAAATGAACAAGAAGAAGTCAATAATTATAATTTTAATGATTGTATTACCATTACTTGGAATAAATAGTAATGCTGAACCGCTAATAGAAATATCAAAAGGAGATAATTGGCTATATAATATACAATATAATACTAACAGTAATTACAAGGCTACTGAAAGTAATGAAATAGTTGTCTTTAATGTAACAGATATTGATTACTTACCAGCATTAGACAATGAAGACGAAGAAATGAAGGTAAATAAAATAGAATCCAATAAAACAATAGATGAGTACAAGGTATATGAATTTAATAGTAAAATAATAGACATGAAAGAACAAAGTGGAAAAGATGCTACATTACAAATGAAAATAAATTTCTACAATCCAATAGATGACCAAATTTACAAATCATCACGAGGAAACATATTATATAAAAGAATGACTAACTTTTCGTTGAACATATCATTTATTGATATAATTTATAATGGAAACAGAATTAATGATACTATAATTTCATTGACCAATGTAAATGTAATAGAAGAATGTAGTAATCCTTCAATTGTTGAAACAATAGCTACTGGAACAGTACAGACAAACAAAAGGACATTTGTACTAAATCCTTATGATGATTATTACATTGATAATGGGATAATAAATGATGGAAGTATGAAGGTTATTACATTTAAATTATCTATTGAAGAAAGGTACGAAGCAAGTAATGAATTTATACTAAATGATGTTAGGTGCAGAAATATAACAATAACAACTACTGATATGTATATAGAAGAAATAACTTTTGGTAGTTTTAGTGAAGGTGATTACGGAGTACCAATAGAATATTGGAGCGTAGGATATTTACCAATAGATTTTATATCATTTAAGGAAATATGGACATATACTTATGAGATAGGATTACCATTATCGATAGAAAAAACATTATCTACTCCATCATTTAATGATGTGAAATTATCTACTACATATAAACTACCAAAACTGATAATGAAATTAATAGACTTTGATATACAAAATTCTACTTACGAATTTGAAACGAAAGAAACACCAGTCTCATTAACTTTTGGATTGATTGGAATAGGAATATTGTCTATAACCCTAAGAAAACGCAAAAGAAATATATAAGAATAATACAAATATATTTAGATGTCTCCTAAGTTAATGACCAATGCCGAAGAAAATGAAATATATGGAAGAGATTTAAAACTAAGAGCAATAGATGGAAGTTTAGATTTAGACGTTAAGGGTGATGGTGACTTAAAACTCACTGATGGTTTAGCAGAACTAACCCTTAACGTTGTAACACTTTTATTAAATACGGTTTATAATCCAGTAACTGGAGAAGGAGAATTACCTTTTCACCCAGATTTTGGTTCTACTTTTAAATATTTAACTTTAAACCCTATCCCAGATGAAGAGTTTATAGAAATAATGCAAGTGGAAGTTATTAACTCTATCATGAAATATTACAGTAATATCATTACTTCAATAGAATTTTCAAATACATATGCTACTACAAGTGGAGAATTATATTTTGAAATTATATTAACTATTATAAGTGGAGGAACAGCTACATTAGGGGTGACAGTATAATGTCTTATAATCCAAGAACATCTTCAGAGATTAAACAACAAATCATAGAACAGTTAAGAGATGGTATAGTTTTAATTGAGAGCGAGGAATACGTTTATAGTGATGATAATGATATATATATTCTTAGTGGAGCTTCTGCAACTAACCCAACAATTGTAGAAATCCTTTCAGTAGAAGGGATAAATGAAGATGGAAATTGGGTTCCTTTAGAAGGTTCTTTTAAGGGTGTAGATGCATGGAAACAAGGAAGAGGACAAATATTACAAGATAGTGAATATTATAATCCTCCAACAGATGATGACCCGAGTGTTAATTACTGGTTATATTGGAGTGGGTCAAGGATGAATGTTTCATCTTCTGGTTCAGTCTATCATGGACAGCCAATGTATAATGCTATAAGATGGAATACCACTTCTGGTTATCATCCGAAAGACGGAACTTTGTTTAGAATTAATTACAAGTATTTTGATAGTAGTAAGATTTGTGATGCTAATAATTTTAGTGATGGAACAGTTCTAACTACTATAATAGAAGCTATCTCAATGGTCTTAGCGAATGTTGATGCTAAAAATTATGATAACTTTTTAGATAGTTTTGTTAGAACTGCTGATGGAGATGCATTAGATGAATTAGCATATCCATGGGGAGTAGTAAGAAGAGAGTCTACCTATACAAGTGGATATTTGTATATAGAAAATCAAAGTTCGACAGAAAGTTTTACAGTATCAGCTTCTCATAGATTTTCTACAGTAGATAAGTCCGCTATTTTTCAACCAACATCATTTATCACATTAGAAGCTGGAAAAACGGGATATATAACAGTTAGAGCTACTACAACTGGTGCTTCCCAAAATGTTGCACCAATGACCATAACAAAAATATGGACTGATAGTTCTTTAACAACTGAAGAAAGTAATGTTAGAGTTTTTAATCCTCCTACCCATTTAGGACAACAGAATTATTTCAATAATGGTTCGGATAGAGAAACAGATGAAGAATTGCGTTCAAGGATTTTGAACGCTTCATTAAAACAAGGTTCAGCAACTTATAGTGCCATAGAAGGAGCAATAGAAAGTATAGAAGGTATAGCAGAATGTAAAGTCTATGATATAGAAAACAAACCTTTTATTGCTGAAAGCTATATCCAAGTATTTATTCTCGGAGATAATAAACAGATAACTAATATCAATACTATCAATAGAGTTGAAGAAGTAATAAAAGAAAAGAAACCAGTAGGTACAAGACATACAATTTATCATCCTACGTTTAAATATGTTTATCTTGATTTGTCTATTATGCCAGATGATGGATATTGGCATGATAGAAATAATATCTTACTGAATGTAGAGAACAAGATAAATGATTATATTGCTGATTTGAAAATAGGAGAAGATGTAGTTTATTCAAAGCTAATGGATGTATCGATGAATGTTATAGGAGTCTATTCTACACAAATAAATAAATTCTATATTTCAACCTATGAATTTACTCCATATGGATTAGAATATGTGATAGATTTAGGTAGTGGAGCTGGAACAGCAAGTGGAACTCGTTTTGCTCAACAATTTTACATGGGAACTAAATCATATTCAGATGTTTATCAATATGTATCTGGCTCTAATACCTATGTAATGAGTGGGTCAAATATAACTGGGGTTACAGTTTCAACTCCATTGGTTTATCGTGCTTTACAAGATAATGACGGTAACTGGATACGCAACCCATTATATGTCAATAATTATTATGACAGCCATACTCCAACTTCAATAACTATAGTTGATAGTATATCTGGTAGTAATGAAGCTTCATTACAAGATGGAGAAGATTTACTATTCATTTACGAGAACTATGAATATGATAAAATAGTAGGAGTAGTAGTAAATCTATCTGGGACAATAGGAGACCAAGTTTCTGTCTCTGTTTGGTCTGGAACAAATTCTGGACCCACTGACCTTTTAACATCTGGTACGATAACGTTAGATAGTAGTATAGCACAAGATTATTTTGTAGAGTTCGATGATGTTTTAACCGTAACACAAAGAGATGAAAAACATTGGGTAGTAGTCTCTGGTGTAAGTGCAAGTGGTTCTCTATTTTTAGGAACTAATGCATGGTATGATAGACCTATTTCTGGAGAATTGTTTTATATTGCTACAAGTGGTTCATGGGAAATAACTCCTCGACCTATGCGTTTCATGGTAATGATGCCTATTAGTGGAACAAATAATGCCTCTGTAGATTACCAAATCTGGAAAACAGAAGTAGCATCATTATTTAGAATAGACAGTACAGCAGTACCTAAGGTGAGATAATGGCATGGAGTAAAGATTTTAGTGAGATAGTTAGTAGTGGTGTGTGGAATTATCTACCACAATCTTTTGTCAGTAATGAAGATAGTGTCATTTATAAATTTATGATGGCTATATCTTGTGCTGTAGATACTGAAAATATAAGACAAGATATTAGAAATGAAGAAAAATTAGTTGTTAATGCCAGTGATTGGGTTTTAACAGATGCATCTAAATATTTTGGAGTTTATGAATTTCCTATGGAAGATAGTGAAAGTTTAGCTATTAGAGCTTCTACTTATTGGAAATCATTTGAAGGAGGGGGAAATAAAAATAGTATAAAACGAGTAATATATGATTTTATAGGAGAAGGAGCTTTTGGTTATGAGGGGTGGTCAGAAACTAATAGGATAATTATAAATGAACCAAGATTGAGTGGTTTGATATCTTATTGGAATGATGTAAGTAGTGGCTCTACTTCATATTGGGGAAGTACCTATAATGGATTAGAAATAGGTTATTGGTCATCTTTAGAAGGAGAAATTTATGGTGCTGAAATAATTATAAAATTGGTTAGTGGAACAACAAGTAATTCTATTCAAAATAGGGATTATTATCAATATTGGAATCAAGAAGAAAAGAAAGTCCTACTTAAACAAGTAGTAGATGAAGTGAGACCTTTAGGCATAAGATATAAAATAACATTACAGCCAATAGTAATATAGGAGTAAATAAAAATGTCATATAAAACATTATCTAAGGAACATATAACGGAAAGTGATATAGTAGAACAATCACCTATTGTTATTGAGAATATCAAATGGTCAGCTCTAACCTCTGACCAGTCAGTTTTCAAGAATACCCAACGTATCATAGAAGATATGATGGATGTTGGTGTATTATCAAGGATTAGAAATGGTTGTGAGATTACTAATACCGATTCTACTATTCATTTAGCTGCTGGAAACTTAATGATTAATGGTAGATGGTTAAGACAAGCGTCATCAGAAGACTTTACTACTACACAATTAAGTGGAACTGTAACAAGTGGTAATAGATTACTTGTAGCTAAAATACTTGAGTCCGCTGATGATTGGCAAATAGATGGAAATTTAAGAGAAGTAGAAAACGAAAGTTTTGTATTAGTAGAAAAAGCTATAACTGATACTATAGAAGATGATGAAATATTATTAGCTACCTATACCAGAGCAGAAACAACTTTAGATATTAGTAGTATTATAAATGTTCATACTACTGGATATCCAGAAACAAGAGTAAATGATATAATAGCAAAAAACAGTTATAGTGTTCGTATAAAATCATATAAGGGAGAAGTTATTGCTGAGTTCAATACTTCTGGTATTACATTTAATTATAATGTAGATTTAGGTTCTAATAATATAGACGTATATAATTTTACAGCAGATAATGATGCACTCATAAAAAATAACCTAATAGTTAGTGGTTCATTAGCTGTTGATACAATTATTTTAGACAACGCTACATCTCTCTCATTAAACTCTATGATTTTTGACCCTAATAAAATAACAGCTCAAAATGGAAGCTATATAGACTTTGATACTTCAATAACAATTTCTGGAGCACCAATTACGCTTAATGATAATGTGACCATCACTGCTGGTAAAAAGATTTATGTCAATGAAATAGATGATGTGAGTGGAGGAATAGTTGAATTTACTGCTGGTACAACAGTAAGTGGTTCAAGTGCAGAATTTGAAAATGGTTTATTCCAGACACTTTCAGTTCCTTATGGTTTAAATCCAAGCATTTACATTTCTTCTGCTGGACAATTAAGTGCCTTTAATACGCTTGGTAATGTAACAGTAACTATTGATGGAGACACTGGTATATCTACAAATTGGCTAACAGCAGATAGTGGAGCAACAATTAACGGAGATATTACTATATCTGGCTTAGCTACCTTCTCTGGAAATATTGAGATGAACCAGCTTAATACTTCCATCAAAAATACTGTTGGTTCTTTGACATTATCTGGTAGTGGTATAAACATTATAAGTCCTACCTCTATAGTTCTAAACTCATCACAAATTAGTGTCTCTGGTGCAATTATAGAATTTGGAGAAGATGGAGATTTAAAGATAAATGCTAATACAGAGCTTGAATTAAGTGGTTTAAATGGTGTTAGAATACCAACAAACCTTTATGTTGATGGAGAAATAATAACTACAACATCGAAATCTATCACTCTTGGTGGTTTTGGAGCTTGGCACTATATAAGCAGTAGTATAGATGCACCTAACGATGCAAGTTCTCAAAGCTTCTCATCAATAAATGCTTCAATTTTTCAGTATCCATTCTGGATTAAAATATCCGATACTTATGATTGTAATTTCTCAATGACAGAAGAAGATGCTTTTGGAGACTTAACTGGTGATATTATTTTACCAGATTTCCATAAAGATGATAATGGTATAGGTCAAGCATACTTTAGAACCCCATTCAAAATCGATATTAAATCATCTAAAACTACGTTTAAAGGAATAAAAATAGGAGTAAATGCTTATTGTATTGAACCAGCAAATTGGGATACAAGTTCTATAGAAATTAAAGTTTATCTCTATCAATGGTATGCTAATGCTACGCAACCTTACTATGGTACCAAATATACAATAATAAATGGTGAGCAAATAGCTGCAATAACATCTGCTAATAATGGATGGGGAGAATTCGAACTTACTGGAAATTGGAATAGTGTTGCTGATTCAGATGCAGACGATGGATGTATTTACTTATTAGAACTATTTGTAAATATAAACAATCAAGCACTTGGCACATTGACTAAAAATGATATACATTGTAAAATTGGAAGAATAGTGATTTATTACGATGAGAAGATTTAGAATAATCTTCTACTTCTCGTTCTTTTTATTCCTCTATTAAAGGAAAAAGCCATAGTACTATCTAATCCATCTGGAGTATAGAAAAAGGACATTTCGTCTTTGTCATATAATGAAGTTGTTTCTCCAAAAGCATCTCTTCTCCTATCGTCTTTAATCATTTCTGCATATTGTGGAGTAGCAGTAACAAAAAAGTCTCTGGAATAGTTACTCTTAAGTTCGCACATCATCATTAGTGCAAAAGCCATAGGATAGTCATCATTAATATCATCCATTTCAGTGGGACCGTTGATTTTTAACATTCCTTCTGGAGTTAGTTCTCTTTTAAGATAAATCATTTCTTGTAAGAATTGAGGATGGTTAGGAAACACTATATGTTGTTGAGCTACAATTGGAATGGTATTACCAAAGATTTCTTGCTTCTTTAGATTTGTAAGAGCTACTGGTTCAATTTTTTGTAAGTTATCACATTCTGGGTCTTCTCTAGCTAATCTACTGATATAGTCGATAAATGGCTCTCCTACTCCGCTTTTATCTCCCCAAGCCATAGAAACTTTATATCTGCCAAGTGCTTTAACAATATAATATCCTTGTATTGTATAATCTACTCCTTGAGCTTCAAAGAAATAAACTATCTTATAACCTCCATCTGACATAGTTCTACAAATAGCTAAAACTGTTTTGTCTATCTGTTTAGCAAAGTCCGCACCAGCAAAATAGATACAATCTGAATAATATTCAAACTCTCCTATATATTCTTTCATTCCTTTCCCAAGTTGATTTTCCATCATTCTATAATTTTTATCCGTACAAGATTCTATGTGTAGTCTATTGTAGTAAGTACCTACACTATCAGCCCATTCTGCCATATATTCTCTTTTCCATTCCCATTCAGCCATGGTCTTGCGTTTGATAGCAATCATATGCGGGTCTAATTGGGTACGTCTTTGACCTCGTTCAACTCTTGTTACTTGTAATCCAACTTCATAAGTATAATGGAAAACTCTATACTTGAATTTATGTTCATCAGTTCCTACCAATCCTTCTCTCTGAGCTCTTAACCCATCATTAAAATATTGATAGAATAATGAACCAATACCTTCTGGAGAAGGAGTAGAAATAAGTATCATTTTACCATATCTTGCTGTAATACATTGTTCTACAGCTACTATTACTTCTCTGGCAACAAAGTCTGCTTCATCTATAATAACTAAATCAGCAGAATAACCTCTTACTGATTTCTCTGAAGGTGCAAGACAAATAATTTGGCTACCATTCTTTAAAACAGCCATAGTTTTAGTATATCTAGCTATCTCATTACGTAATAAATCAGAGTCTTGTATTTCCTTCATTAACAAACGATAGAAATGTAATGCTTGTTTTTCAGTAGCTGAAATGATTATGATAAGTTGGTCTGGATAAGTGAAAGCTTGATATATTGCCTTCATTCTTACTATCCAGCTTTTGCCTAACTGTCTTGCCCAACAAGCTGCTATAAATCTATCATTACATCTCAATAATTCTTCTTGATAAAAATAAGGTATATTTCCAGTGGTTTTCTGAACAAAAAGGACTGGGTCATTTAACATCCCTTGTGCTAACTTACGTAGCATCTCGTCATCCATATATTAAAAAAGATAAAATAAATATTAAAAGGTTTTTATGTTACAATACAAAATCATTCAGAAGGGGGTTCATCTTCTATAATTTTGATAGAAGGATGTTCGAATAGTTCATCTAATTGTTTTTGTAGCTTTGCTTCAGTAATTTCTAGCTTCTTACTAACTTCCAGAATTTTGGTACTGAGTTCATTAGTCTTAGCATTTATAACTGATTTAAGCTGCTCAATCAAACTGTTATACTTCTTTTCCATCTCAGTAATATGTGTATTTACAGAATTTATTTTTGCTTCTAAAGGCATCAAATCTACTTTCTCTGGTTTAAAATTATTGAGCTTTTCTACTAAGTCAGTTCCAATCATCTCTTCTAATTTTGTAACCCTCTCTTTAAGCAAACGTATATTTCTATCAACTAATGTTTCACCCATAATATTATCACCTAATTGTTAAACACAGAATACTTATATATATTTTCTGCTTAAATAGGCATAATGACGGAAGAAAATGATACACAACAAAATGAGGGAGAAAAAGTTGAAGTACCAAACATGCTAACTGATTTAGAGGATGAAAAATTTACGGAAACTCCATCTGTAGCAGTTACTACTGATGACCTTGTAGTGGCAATGACACTTAATGAATATACATCTTTTCTATATACAAGATGTGATAGTTGTTTTATTAGGAGATTTGGTTGTGACTTTTATCAATCTCATGATACTTGTCAAATAGAACGTAATCTATTACGAGAACATCTAAGAGACCTTCAAAGAGAAGGAGCTGGATTACGTGATAAAGCTCTCGTATTAGCAAGTTTTATCCAGCTCAAAGAATTATGGAGGAGTGCAGCTAAAATCGCCGTATATCATGAAGACTATGAAATGGATGCATATGAAACTGGAAGTAAGATAAAACTTGAGATATCCAAATTCCTTCATAAGAGTGTCAATGACCATACTAAACAACTTCTTAGTGTTCTCAAAGAACTTGCCGCCACAAGAAAAGAACGGATTAAACAATCTGGTTCTGTTAAAGGTGGAAATGATATAGAAAGCTTTTCTGTTTTCCTTGCTAATATGCGAGATAATAAAGTAGAAGAGGAATAACGATAAAATTCCTCTAATCATTTTTATCGAAACCTTTAAATAGATGTATGCGAACCTTTCGATATGAAAGGAAGAATTAGATATTATCATGAAGCTCTTAAAAATCCATTAGATTGTATTTATTGTAAAACAATCTATAATATTTTACAAGCTAAAGGACCATCATTTAGAGATGAATTGAGAAAATACATAGATTTACCATCTACTACACTTTATGACCACATAGCAATATTGATGAGAAAAAAACTAGTACAAAGAAAGACATTAAGAGTTAGCACGAAAGGGAGACCTCTTGCATTATTCGAAGCCGTAACAGAGAAAAAATCAACAAGCTTTAAACTTACAGATTTACAGAAAGAAGTTATAGAGAACATCAATCAATATGAATTATATATACATCTTTGGGGGAGAATGACTGGAAAAACAACGACAGCAACATTAGCTTCTATTTTATCAAAAGAACCAGTCTTATTTATAGCTAGTAATGAGAAACATAGAAAGAAAACATTCTTTTATCATTATAGATGGTGGATAGATACACTACCCTATGAATATATCAAAAACGGTTCTGGGATAATACATTTTACATCTCAACAAGACTACATGAAGAAATATATCGAGTTCAGAGATAACGTAGGAGAAAGAAACGCTACTGTAATTATAGATGAGATTTATCCTAATGGAGATAAGATAATAGATAATCTCATACAACATGATAATGTTAGATTAATAGTTTTTACATCACCAGAACTAATATACGGAGAAAGAGAGAACAGTACAAGACTAATTAAATACATAGAAAATCTCTATCATGGCTTCTATGACTTTGGTAAAACAGTATTCATGGATACGACTTTTTGTCCTACACATTTGTTCGTTTCTAAATGGAAAAAAAGAGATACATTATTCTCAATAGATGATAAAATTATGTTTCACTTACAGCACTTTTTAGAACTTGACAAATTTCAAACAGAATTTGTTTGTGATTTAAGTTATATAGATAACAATCCAGAAACAATGGTGATAGACCTATGAGTATGAAAGATTGTTTAATAAGATTAAAAATAGGAAAAAATGGAAGATGTACATTTCCAGAATGGGCAAGAAATGATTTTGACATTAGAGAAGGAGATAAGTTATATGTCCTTATAATATACAAAATGAGAGAGTTTGACGAATTTAAAGAGGTTTATCCTTACAAATATTCACTTATAAAGGAGGATGAAGTATGAAAGTAAGAGTAGGTAATCTATATACAGAAGTTATAGAGGCAACACAAGAAGAGAGACAGAAGCTATATGATATACTTGCATATGATGTAAAAGAAAAGGAACGAGTAAGAGATGCTAAGATAGCTCAATGTGAAGTAAATCTATGGAAAGCTAAAACAGACAGTGAAATACTCAAGTGGAAATCTAAGATGAATTGGTGGAGAGATTGGGATGGAAAAATTCATCTTTATGATAAATACAGAAGAATCTTTCCAAGTGGGTTAATGTATGTTGTTCTTGGACTTTTTGATGATGTAAAAATTGAAAGTAACCTCATACCTCCGAGTAAAAAAGTCATATTTCCAATGAAGGAGCCAATCATACTTAGGAGTTATCAGAAAGACATAGTCAATGAAGCTCTTGAACTTGGAGCAAGATGTGTATTACATGTAGCTACTGGAGCTGGTAAAACACAAATGGGTCTTTATCTTGCTTCAATATTACAGACTACTACTTTAATCATTGTTCCTAACACTACAGTAGAACGACAGTGGTTAGAACGAATTCAAAGATATTTCATAACCAGTTTGGATAATGAGCTTAATGTAGTAAAGAAGGTTAGACTTGTTACAGATTTAGAAAATAACCCACTTTTCGTGGTCGCTACGAGGAGTTTTGTCCATAACATATACTATGGTAAATCAAAAACAAAATCGAAAGAATATGAGCGTTTTCGTGCGATTATAGATGATTGTGGATTGGTAATCTATGATGAATGTCATCATGCTTCAAGTAAGCAATCAAAAGAAATACTCGAGAGCTTAAATTGTTATCATAGAATAGGCTTGACTGGTACAGCCGATATGCGTTCTGATGGTAGTGATTTAGTTTATCATGCATACTTAGGACCCAACGTTGGTAATCTGACACAAAAAGACCTAATAGAATTAGAACAAGCTGTAAAACCATCAATTAAATTCATACCAGTTCCACCCAGAAACTATCCCAGAAGCTTTAACTATGATGATATATATGAGAACTATATCATTCAAAATGAAATTAGAAATAATCTGATAATAACAGAAGCAATAAAACTAATGAGGAAAAAAAGGAAAGTATTGATTTTAACCGATAGAATAGCTCATTGTCAAAGACTTAAACTTCAATTCTCTAATTTTATATCTGCTGAAGATGACTTGGATGAAGATGATGTAGTATATACTCATTCAAAGGATAATAAAAGAAATGAGAAATTTAACGAATTCTTATATGGTAACGTGTCAGTAATGATATGTACATACCAGTTAGTAGGAGAAGGATTTGACTTTCCAGATATGAATGCTATGATATTAGCTGGAAGCTGGAAATCAAAAACCAGAGCCATCCAATCATTAGGTCGTTTAATACGTAAGGCTCATGAAAAATCTGATGCCATATTCATTGATTTTGCTAACAATACAAAATATCTATGGGAACATAGCAGAGATAGAGCACTCGCATGGTATGAAGCTGGATTTACAATAGATGTCAAAAATACTTTTCTTGAGAATATGATAAATATAAATGTAGATGAAGAAGGAGATGATTATGATGACTGAAACAAGAGAAATCGGAAACCTATCAGCTCTCAATCTACTTTTCTTTTCTTTACCTCTCAATGAACAAAAAAAGATAGTCAAATGGATTAAACATCAAAATAAATGTAACAGAATTGGTTGTAATAATCCTCCTACTCACCTTCTATTAATAGAAGATATAATAACACATAAACTATCTTTCGTTGCAGTATGTAATGAACATCGAAGAAAAGTAGATTATGATGGGTTCGAGACTGAAATAGACATAATCATTAAGGAGGATAGAAAGGTTTAAATTTGTTCAATATGTTCAATTAGTTAGTGATTATTATGGAATGTGAATTTTTCGTTGGAAAAAATAAAAAAGAAAGATGTGCTCGATATATCAGAGCATTTGACCCCAAAACAAAAAGAGAAAGACCTTGGGGATGGTGTGGTCAATACCAATGCATTAGAAACCCTATCTACATGACAAGATATGATTTTTATGTAACACAAGAAGAGCTAGATAAAATACAAGAGGAAAAAAAGAGGACAGAAGAAGCACTTAGAAAAATGTCAAAAATAGAAATAGAACCTCCATCATTAACTCTGGAAGAATTAAATTCACCAGCTCCACCACCTAAAAAAGGCTATGCTAAACTTGGAGATGTCTTAAAAGCTGTAGGATTAGAAGCAAAGAGAACTAAAGAACAATTCAAACAAGAGATGGAAGTGGAAGAACCAGCAGAAAAGAAAATAGCAGAAATAGAAATGAAAATGATGGAAGGAGAAATAGATAAAACAAATGATATAAAAAGACTACAATCAATAATGAAAGAAGCAGAAAAGAAAGGTTATTCAGAAATAGCTGTAAAAGCTCAAAAGAAAATCAATAAACTAAGTAACCTTGTACAAAATAAACAAAAAGGAGAGTAATATGCCTTATATTTACAGAGAAAACAATAGAGAATACTTAATACCAAGAACTACAGAGATAGCACAGACAATAGTATGCGAGATGAGTGGATATCTCCATCCTATCCATGAAAGAGATAGAGTAGGTATAGAAAACTGGAAAAAGATACATAAAGATAAAAAAATAAGAAATAACCTAAAGGCTATTGCTGGAACAATAATTCATGGTAAAATAGAGAACTTTCTAAGACAACAAATAGGATTACAAACAGAACAAGTAGTATTATCACCAGAAGATAGAAAACTGTTATCAAGACTAATGAATAATAAACAACGCTTTAGCATATTCATAAACGAAATAGAAAGAGTATATAATAACTTTGTATCTTTCTGGAGAGACTATAAAGGCAAGATAAAGATAATAGCAATAGAAAAGAAATTAAGACATATAGTAAGAAAAGATGATGGTACTATAGACGAATTAAATTCTTTCTCTGGAACCATAGACTTATTAACATTATTTAAGACACCAGTAGGATGGAAAATCCTAATAATTGATTGGAAGAGTAGTGTATCATCACTACCCAATCATTATATTCAATTATGTGGATATTTTCATCTATTAACAAGTTCAGAATACTTTAAAAAATTATCAGCGATGTTAAAAAATATACCTTATTACTTCCATAGCGGAAAACCATACACAATGTGTGTATTATTAGGAGGTGCAAAATATCAAGTTAAATGGTATGCAATAAAAGTGGAGGATTTCAAACGTGCTCAGAAAAAATTTCGTGACCCGCAACCACTCACGATAAACCATTTGACAAGAAATGTAGGTATGCAGAAATTTTGTATGGTATGTAGTTATGTATATGAATGTGAAGAATTTGGTTTCTATTCACCTTCTTATCCAGAAATAGAGATGATATCCACTTATAGTGATGATAAACAAAGCTTTGAAACTATCGAGAAATATATGACAGAATTAATAGCATAAATAAATTTTTATATTTTTTTTCTACCTTTAAATTGATGAGTTACAGAAACTGCGTCATGATTGTAGATGATAATGATGAGTTTGCAAAAGCACTCGCCACTAAATTTGAAGAACGTGGTTTCGAAGTAGTAGTATTAAACAACGGAGACGAAGCCGTAAAATCATATAGGAAGATTATGCCAGATATAGTCTTAATGGATAAAGTCATGCCAACTATGAGTGGAAGTAGAGCAACAGAAGAAATACTAAAAATCGACCCAGACGCAGTTATAGTAGGTATCACTGGTTTTAACGATGATGATGATGAAGAGTTTTTAAATGCCGGTGTTAAAAATGTCTTCAAGAAACCAATAAACATTCCAAACTTATTAGCAGAAATTGAAATGCATATCGATAAAGTAACAGTAAATATACTACGCCAAAGAATCTATAACTTAGAAAGAGGTTTAGCACAACTATCGCAAGAGATAGTAGATACAAGATGTGACATACAAGAAACCAAAATTCAAATGTCATACATAGCTAAAAATAGCGAAAATCTGGTCAATACCTTTAAGAATGAATTAGGAAAAGCCAGAAATTCTGGTCTGTTAGGAGGTATGGGAGGTTCTATCTTAGTAGCTATTGTAAGCTATTTAAATCAACAACTAAATAGCAATTCAGCTCTTGTAGAATGGATTGTAAATAATTCTGTTTTAGTAATAATCATGGCATCATTATTTACAATGATAGTAGTTTTCTCACCTCAAATATTTGGGAAAATGTTAGGCGTAGATAAAGAAGAAGAAGTATTTGAATTACCTAATTACCTTTGGGAAGTACAAAATGCTCTCATAACTCATAATAGAAAGAAACAAAGAAAAAAGAAAACTAAAAAAAGAATAATCTAATTTTTACTTTGGCTCTGGAGGAGGTAGTTCATTTCTTATTTCTTCAGCAGAAGGAGGCTCTGGAATGACTACTTTATCGTTGGTTTCTTTCAACTCTGGTTTCCCATAAGTCGTAAGAATAAATGAAAGAATATCTTGAAATCCTTGTGTTACAATAGTTTTAAACTCCATTGCTTCTTCATTAGTTATAACTCCATCTTCTAATGCTCTCCAAAACCACAACATAATTAATCTATTATGATTTTGAAAAAGCTTAATCAATTCTGGAGCTGCAACTGGTTTCCCTTGTAATTTTCTGATTAGAACGAAAAGTGTAGTACCAAGAAATGTTCCACCTACAGTTGCTACCCAAAGCCAAAACATTGCTTGTTCATAATTTATTTCCATTGTTATCAATATAAAAAAGAAAAGGATGAGATTTATAGTTTTCGGTTCTATTTTTCCCCATGTATTTTCTCCCTCATTATCTCATTAATATATTGAAACATACCATTAGTAGAAGCTCTAATTATTAAGTCATAGTATTCAACTCCCAATTTTTCAGCCAATTCTCTCCAAATATCAAATGTATCTATGTGTATTTTATCTAACATCGTAACTTTAAATTTAATCCAATCTGCATTTCTATATGGATAATACTTAGGAACATAGACAGTAGCACCAAAAAACAAAAAAGGACAATCATCTAATAAGAAATAATCAGAAATTTTATCCTCTTTTATTTCTTCCATCTTTATATGAAACTCTTTAGTCCTTTTAAAGTCATGAATTAAAGAACGCAGACTCTTTAATTCTTCCTCATTACATTTTTCAAATAACCATTTAATCTCATCCTCAATAGAAAATTTAATATGTTGTATATTACTCTCTTTTATCTTTTCAAATATTTCTTTTTCTTCCATCTTATACACCTTCTAAATTAAATTCCATTAAACGTTTTTGTACAACTTTTTTCAGTTTTTTAACTTCATGTTGAACTGGAGTACCAATAAAGTGTAAAACAGACCAATTCATACATTTAGAACACATAACTCTCTTAGAAATGTTACTAAGGTCAGATTTGTAAAACATAGGGGTCATAACATCACCACATGAAATACAAGTATATCTAGCTGAAAGCATATTAGGTATCTCAACTCTCTTACCATGGAACATAGGTTCTTTACCATCTAACAACATTTTACATACATCAAACTGGTCTATCTCAGTTAAATCAGAAAGACTTATTGACATAGTATCACCTCATCTAAAAGTTTCTGAAGAATCAATAATCCTATAAAAAGGAAAAACTATAACTGTACCTTTATCTGTCGTCATTATATTATATGGTGCTGTTTCAAACAATTCTCCTACTGATTTTTTTATCAAATCACGTAAATACTTTACTTCCCTTTCATCGATTTCTTTTTTAATTTTTGTTTCTACTTCTACTCTAAAGATTACAAATCTGTTATATATATCTGGTAATATCTTATATATCACCTTAAAAGTTATATCTTCTTCATGACGTGATATTTTATCAATATCTATCGCTGTACCTTTTAACCAATTGAGAGAAATAATCAAATCATTTGATTGTATATCAGATTTTTCTTCTTCTTTCATTTAATCACCTAAAATAAAAAAATTAAGAGGTTTTACCCTCTCTATCATATTGAAGCAGTTGAGCATAAGATGGTCCTCTCTTAGTCTTCTTGTCACCAGAAATCTTATGATATCCATACAAACCTTGGAACCATTTAGATTTGATAAAGTATCCATTAATCTGAGACTTAACAGCATCATGAGGGAATAAGTTGCGTAGTTCCATTATACTCGTAAAATGTTTGAAATATCTACCATTGGATACTGGTCTTCTTACAGTAGCTTTGACATTATCAATCTTTGCCTCCAACACTTGTTTGAACGGTCCTCCAGTCTCTGGATAGACATTCTCATAGAAAGAAGTAGCTATGAAGTTACAAGGTAAATTAATTAAAGGAACAAGGAATTCTTTTTCCATCGCTTTACGAGCTCTTCCTTTGAGGAACATATCTGGAGTACCGCCAAAATCATGAGCAACTTCCCAATCTTCATAAGCCTCTTGGATTACATCTAAGCTATCCACTGCAATTAATGAGACTTCACCATTTCTAATTAGCGTAGAAATAGGAGGTTTTAATATTTCATTGACTATAGATTTAATAGCATCTTTATCTCCAAGTCTTGCTCCCATAACATTTCCATCATGAGGTTGAATAACCCTTTTCTGCTCATCTTCTGATAACATATTAAAATTCTTTGCAAAGTTTTCTGGCTGGTCAGTATTAATGAATATGACTTTTTTCTCCTTCTCATATTCAAAATATGAGTTAAGACATAGATATGTCTTACCCATATTTGTTCCTCCGAATATGAGACACTTAACGTATGGTATGTAAGTACTACTCATTGATGTTGCTTTAAGAGTTATATTCGGATTAGTTTTACTCATTCTACTCACTCATCTCTTTCTTTATTTCATCAAAAACTTCTTTGAGAGCACTATCTGGGACATCTTTAAAGTCGTCAAATACACCATTTTCTTTTAGAGATTCAAAGGTTGCTTCAGACATCACACTTAACCATTCAACAATCTTTTTCTTTAGCTTAGGTTTCCACGATTTATGAGGTATATTTACTTTTGGTTTTTGTTCATTTGACCCACTTTTAGTTTCCTTCTTATCTTCTTTCTCAGTTTCTTCTTGAGAAGATACTTGTATATCAAATTTGTCTGTAAATTTTACATACACAGTATTAAGATTAATGAAGAAACGTTCTACAGTTGTATCTTGGTCATCTGGGTCATTACTTGGTCCTTCTCTTCTTTCAATCTTAACTAGCTTTACCAGAGCATAAAATACTCTATCAACTATATTGTTAGAAAGAGTATCAAATTGTTGTTCTGGAGTTAATGTCTCAGATGATTGATTAAGGTAATCTACTAATTCGATTAAATCATCAGACCAATCAACATCTGTTTTAGCTATTTGGACTGGTTGCATACGAACAGTAGGATAATATCCTCTTCCTTCATCTTTTAGGAACTTACCTTTAACACCAAGATTGAAAGTATATCTTAATGAACCATTCTTATCAACGACAGTCAAATGATGGAAATCACCAGTTTGTTGTCTGAATTCGAATACTGGAAAAGCAGTCATAGCTCTATTCACTTTAGCAACTCCTTTGAACCAGAACCAATCACCAATCTTAAGATTACCATTTGGTGGAAACTCTTCTATGATTCTGTCTATATCATAGATTAAGTCTTTATCTTCAGCCATTGCGATAAGGTCATCAAATATATATTCATCATCAACTACATCTAATACTCTGATAATTGCATTATCTATATCTTCTTTCTGGTTGGCTCTAAAGAATTTCCTTGGTTCAATTGCTAATGTAACTTCTTTCATCCATGGAACTGGGACACCATATCTTCTACTACCTATCTTATCGCCGATTAATGATACCTCTATTACTCCATCATCTGTCTGCATAGCAATGAATTGTTTAATAAATGAGCCTCCATCATTCTTTTGTATTTCCCAATCATAGCTTCCGATAAGAATACCACTTTGTTGGATATAATCTCCACTGTTGATTTTATCCTTTACTTGTTGTTCTCCGAGATTCTTATAGACTTCTTGTCTTAACTTTGTTACTACTGCATTCATAGCTCCTCTTACAGTTCCAAATCTGTATAGTTTATCTTCGAATATTCCTTCACATGTACTATTTACTTCATATGCTAAGATACCTTCATCTGTTCTACCTTCTTCATCTTCACAATAATATGTAAAGATTTTTTCATAATCACCTTGCTCTTTTACATACTGCATAGCTGCAGTACAAAAGTCCTTCAACTCAACTTCCTTGAGTTTTTTCATCAAAAACAGTTCATCAACTGCCATTTTTCTCACACTTTATTTCTTTTTCACTTTTTTCGAAACTTTGTTTCGACAAATTATAGTAGATGATAACCTTTTTAAACCTTTCGAATATAACTTGATAACAACCTTTAAATTGATTATGATGGATTGTATTTAACAATGACTGGAGAGGAAAAAATAAAACAACTAAAAAAAATAATGAGTGATTTCATAAGAAACGCAAACAGTATAACGTCTGGATTGAGGTCGGAAGGTGGAGGAGAAAAAATACAGAAATGGCAAGAAAATTTCGACCCAATGTCATTAAACCCGTTAATACCTATTTTTAGAACTTTAGAAGGAACTGACCATACTATCTTTGCAATAGATACAGATGTAAAGATAATGACCAAATATGTAGAAGAACTAAAAACAGTTGATGAAATAAGGAAAATGAAGCTTAACGCAGTAATGACCTTTTGGGAAGAGTGGAGTAAAAAACATCCAGAATACAAATTCTTTGATTATGTAAGCGGAAAAGGAATGTATAGAATTCAAAGATGTGATAAACCAATACCCAAAACACACTTTCTGGAAATACTTTGGGGGACAAATAAGAAAAATAATGGAATATTAAAAAAATCAGAAGGATTTAAGATATCAAAAAATGGAAGTGGAATAGAAAATAAGATAACTATTGATAATGTAGAATATAAAATAATAATTGATTTAGCTCTGTACAAGAAAGGAAGACATGTATTTAGAATACCATATAGTGCATATCTAAAACATGGATATCAAACTTTCTATTGTGTTCCAGTAGTAAAAGATAAAGAAGGAAATTTTGACAAAGAAGAAACAATCAAAAGAACAGAGCTAAGAAATCTTGTAGTTGAAAATATTATAATCCCATCATTCCAATTCAATAGTAGAATAATAAAAGAAGTCTCAACAAACACAATTAGTAGATATCAAAGAATAGGCACATTGAATAAAAGAAAAGTCTCTTATAGATTTAATATACCAGAACCAGATGAAAAACTAACAAAGAAACAAATAGAAAAACTCGATGAGATGAGAAAATTAGTATCAAACCCAAATCCAAAATTCACTCCTCCATGTATATACAATGCATGGATGAGAAGAGATGAACACTGGATGAAAGTTATTCTCTTGCGTTATCTCGCATCATTAAGATATAAAGACTCATATCCACGTAAAGAATATTCATGGAATGATTTAGCATTATTTTTCAGATTTATGGTAAATGATGAAGAAGATAATTTACCTAAAAACAAGAACAGACTTTTCAGTAATATAATAACCTTTTTGAGAGACCCACATGAACCAGATAAACCTTCTGGATGTATAATTTATCAAGATAAAGAACATCAATATTATTGTTGTGACCCAATAGCAGATGCAAGTAGATGTCAAAGAAATTACTGTTTATTTAAACAACCACAGCCAAATATAATAAGATACAAACAAGACAAACAAGATGAGGAGGAGAAAAATGAGGTAGGATTTGAAGAAATAACCAATCTCGCATCTCAAATGGTAATGTTAAACAAAAATCTGGAAGTAATAAAAACTACAAGAGCTGGAGTAACTACTACTTTAATACGTGCAGCTGTTTTTCATAACAAAAAGATACTTGCTGTTGTTCCTACTACTGAAATAGCTCGGTCAGTATTTGGAAAAGCATTAAGATTAGTATATAAGAAATATGGAGAGAAAATAGATGGAGCAGTCCTCTCATCTAATATAAAATCATGTCTAAAGCTCAAATTTACGTTAGAAGATTTGAGGAAAAAGAAAGAAAAAAATCCAGATTGGGGACAAAGTAGTGATATTGAATGGGAAAAATTACCATTCCATAGCAAACCATCATGTGTAGTAATGAATGAGGGGAGAAGGAGAGAATGTGAATATTATCATGACTTATTCGACTTCCCACATAGAAGGAAAGATGGAACTCCATATGCTATAATAGAAGCAGATGCAACACAATATCAAATTCAACAAGTAAAACAAGGTTATTGTGCTTATCAAACAGTTATGCAAAAGATAGCTAATTATGATGTGATATTTATCACATACGATAAATTAGCAGCTATGTTATTAAATACAGAAGCAGAAGCAAGAGAATTTATAGAGTTGATTGAAAATATATTCGATATAATCTTTTTAGATGAAGTATCTACACTAGTACAAAGTTCTCCATTAACAATAACAATGTATGAACAGATAGTAAAGGATATAAATGGAACATCACAAGTAGAGATACATTATGAAGATTTTTGTTCTCAGCTCTATGCAGAGCTCAGCAAATTAGACAAACCACCTAACATGTTTGAAGAAAATAGTTTCGAACCTTATTCAACTCATACTATGGATATGTTACGTCAAATAACTACAGACTTTATCAGTGCATTTGATAGATTTATAAGAGAGAAAAGATTTAGTGGGGAATTTGATAGGGTTAGTTGTTGGAAAATAGAGAACTTTTTATTGAAAGATGGAAGAGAAAGATTAGAAGAGTTCAGAGAAATGTTTTTTGCCTTTTATTCTCTTTTGTCTAACTATACTAAGAGGACTAATGAGAGGTTGAATGCTCTCATAAAAATGATTATTCTTTTACAGAGTGATACATGGTGGTTACAAAGCACACCAGTAGATAACGTAACAGAGAAAAAGATTTCTGCAAATTTTGTAACATCTCCTAAAATACAAAAAATAACTGATTTTGTTGAAAGAATGAATTGGCTTGGAAAACAGATTATAGTAACTGATGCTACTATGCCACTTGTAAAGATGAGTGATATATTTAGAATAGATTTTGAAAGGTTTGTAGTAGGAGACCCAAGAAATACATGCAATAAACAATTAGTGATAACAGATACAATAACTAAGTCAGTTCGTGATTTACTTGAAAGACCTAAAAAAGGTGAAACAATGAATGAAAATCAAAAGAACTTAATCAGTTTAATAAATAAAGTTTGTACAGCTCATGGAACTGAGAATGTTTTAGTTGTTGTTCCTAACTCTCGTTCTACTACTGCAATGTTAATAGATATGAGAGAAAAAGGACTAATACCACGAGTTCATTATACGTGGTATCGTTCATCACAAACGATAGGAGTAGAAAAAAAAGAAAGAGTGATGATTTGTATTTGTCCTCCTACCCCACCAAGAAACTCCTCTTTATGGTTAGCTAATTTTTATCATGAACAAGGACTTTTTATAGATTCTGATGATGAAAGTAGTGTTTCTCATATTGCTTTATCTAAGAAGCTTGAACAAATGAATGAACACCAATCATTTTACCAAACTATAGGTAGAGTGAAAGACCCAGAAGCTGAAAAATTCAGTGTAGTATATTGTTGGGGTATCAGCTATAAAAAAATAAAAGAAATTATTCAAATGGATGATGATGTTCCTATTCCTCATATCGTAAATACTCATGGTCTGAAAAATTCTAATGATTATATGACTATGATTGGAAAAGCTTGGACAAAGTTTGGTGTTATATTAGATACAAGATTTATAAAAATTTACCAATATCTTGAAAGAGTTGGTAGTGCTCCTATTACAACTTTAACAAAAAAGGCAAAATGTTCATTAGACTATATCAAAGAACTAATTCATTCTCAAGATGTCTTACAATATTTTGGTATAGAAGTTGTAACTGATAAAGTTACTCAAAAGATATATTTCCTTTTACAACCAACACAGTAACATTTAAATACACCTTTTTCATCTTTCTTTAGTTAAGAGAGAAGTAGTGTTTGGTATCACCACTTCCTTCTTCTGCGGGAGAGGTCTATTTTTATATCTACCTCTCCTCCTCTCCAGCATAGAAACATTCAAAAGCTTTAAAAATATCTTCTCTTAAAACATATACGATGAACGAAGTAGTAAAACAATATAAAGTCATAAAACAATATGATGCTATTTCTTTTCATAATTATATTTATTCTCTGATAGAATACTATAATTACCCTAAAGTGGATATAATTATTACATCTCCTCCATATAATATTGGAATTCCATATACTGGTTATATTGATAACAAGCCAGATAGTGAATGGATGGATATGATTATACACTCTCTTTATCCTACCGATAAAATTTGTTCTGATGGAGCATTAATGTATTTGAACATGAAGATAAACAGCTCCAAGCCACTCCAATCATTATCCGAAATTGTTTTTATCGGTGAGCAAATAGAAGAAATGTCAAACTGGAAATTCATACAAGATATATGTTGGGTAATGCCGAATAAACAACATTTAGACCCTTTCAAGGTAATCAGTAAATTCTCATCATATAAAGAGATGATATTATTATTCGGAAAGGGAAACGTAAAAATAAGGAAAGACCTTATAGGAGAAAATTTGTCAGAAGAATATCTGAATGACAAGAGATATAAGAAAGTAATAGATAAGTATAAAGAAAAATTTGGTAGAGCCTTCAAGGATATTGGAGATGTGTGGGTAATACCTATACTGAAATACAATCAATATATTAAAAAATATAATCCAGCCGAGTTTCCACCAATGTTAGTCGAATGCGCATTAAAGTCACACCCTAAATTTGGTAATGGATTAACTGTTTATGATAGTTTTGTGGGAGGAGGAACTACAGCTTTTGTCGCAAAAAACTTAGGATGTAACTATTATGTTTGTGATATTTCAGAAGCAATGATATCGACAACAAATAGAAGATTAAAAAAGAAATATATTGAACATTATATTTCTTATCAATAGTTTCGAAAGGTTTAAATACACTATTGAATATTTTAAATTATGATACACATAACATTGTTATCATTGTATATTTCCATAACAACAACACTATGGTTGTTCGTATTTGGTTTAGAAATAAAACTGAAACCAGATATAGATATTGAAGAATTAGGTATAAGTAGATTATTACTACTAATATTAGCAATATTCATATTATACATTTTAATATTCTTTGTGGTAGCACTTATGACAGTATTTACAATAAAACAAATTATAATATACTTTACCTAATTCTATTTTTACTTTGAAGAGGAGAGAATATGACGAATTGGTTAATATCAACGAAATATCCAAAAGGTGAAAAGGAAAGTAATGGACAAATATTATTATTTTGGGATGATAAAACTGGAAAAATAACAGAAATTAAGAAAACAGAAGGACATTACCCATATTTCTATACAGTACTTACACCATCACAAATAATGAATATAGATAAAGTACAAAAATATAGATATGTAATAAAATCTCCATTGTCTAAGAAATTCGTCTGGAATGCATCAAAAGTAGTAAAAGTCGAGAGAGTTAAAAAGATACACCCAAGGTCAAGAGAACCAATCATGCTAACTAAAGTATGCACAACTAATCCAAACTTTATCACAAACAAGAAATATACTGGTCTAAGTCAGCTCATAGCACCAGAATTTGTGTATAATAACCATATACCTTATGCTGATGTATTCAATTTTGATAATGATTATACTTTAGGAATGCCATATAACATCGAAACACTTGAACCAGAATTAGATTGGGAAAAAATAAGAAGCCATCCAATCTATACTATCCCAGAAATAGAGAAATATAAAGGAAAAATGCCAAAGAAAGCTTTTGATTGGGCAATATCATTATTCACTACACCATTTCCAGTCTTTAAAGAACATATATTAGCAATAGATATCGAGTGTGATTTCAACTATAGAGATGCTATAGATGCTTATACTGCAGTAGCACCTATATCTTCAGTCACATTAAGCTGGTATAAGGAAGACAATATACATCACTTAACATTTATTTTATCAGACGAAATGAGAAAAAGAATAGATAAAGGTTTCAATAAGAAACATGAAAACCACATCATTAGAGAATATGATAACGAAAGAGAAATGTTAAAAGATGTTGTATCTTATCTATGTGGTCTTCCACAGAAATTTATCGTAGGTTTCAACGTAGATGATTTTGATATTCCTTATCTTGATACAAGGATGAGATATTTAGGTGTTAAATCAAATAAAATCTGGGGTTATAAGAATGAATTCATTGATAGTGGAAAAGAGGTAATAAAAAAGAGTAGAGGGATAAAAAACAAATTCCTCATAGACTTATATGAGTTCTTCAAGAACCCATCAATCAAAAACTATGCTTTCAAAGCTGCATACGAGAAAAATTCTCTTGACGATATTACAGAATCTCTACTCAATGAGAAAAAATATGTCTATGAGAATACTATTACGGATTTATCTATGTCAGAATTAGCATACTATAATGCTCAAGATAATGCATTAGTTCTAAAATTAGCTACTCATGACAATGAAATTGTAATGCAATTAATAGTTATCACAATGAGAGTAGGAACATTAACATTAGAAAGTGCTTGTAGAAGATATGTATCTGCAGTTATACTTAATCTTTCACGCAGAATACTGGTATATTATAACATGATTAACATTAACAAGAAAGAATTAGAGAAAATAGGACCCATTTATTCAAAATCAGCCACTGGTAAAAAATTTGCTGGAGCAGTAGTTTTTGAACCTAAAAGAGGTTGTCATTTTAATCTACTTGTAGCTGACGTAGCAAGTCTTTATCCTTCTATGATAGTCAATAACAACATCTGTTACAGCACAATGAATTGTAATCATCCAGAATGTAAAGATAATAAAGTGTATAGTATAAGTAGTCTTCCAGTCAATAAGTTAAAAGAAGAAAATATGACTGAAACAGAGAAGTCTATGACACATCATATCTGTAAAAAATTTGATGGATTAACTTCAACAATCATAGGCTTTATCAAAGATGTGAGAGTTTATTATTTTAAGAAAAATAAGAATAAAGTTATAGGATATAAAGCAGTAGAACAATATCTAAAAGTTATCATCAATGCTTCCTATGGTGTTTATGGGTTCGATGTCTTTCCACTTTTCTGCGGTCCAGCAGCTGAAAGTGTAACTGCTACAGCAAGACAAACTATCATGGCTATTAAAGACTATTTTGAAACAGAAGATGAAGCAGAAGTAATCTATGGTGATACTGATAGTGTTTTCCTCATAAATGTTACAGAAGAAAGATGGGATGAATTTGTAAAGGATATTAAACAGAGATATGGAGTAGATTTAGCCATAGAAGAAAGGGGATATGCAATAGTTTTGTCAGAAAAGAAGAACTATTTGATAGTTGAAAAGAAACCTAACGGTAAAACAAATATAATTATTGCTGGATTAGTAGGAAAGAAAAAACATATACCAAAAATCATACGAGATGCATTTGAGAAATGGACTAAAATAATAGAAGAAACTCTGAGAAAACCGTCTGATATTCCATGTCTTATCAACAAACTCGAGACTTCGTTAAATGACTATGAAAAAGCAATAAAAAACAGATTTGGAGATATAAGTGATTATTCTATCAAAATTACTATGTCAAATACACTTAAGAATTATAAATCAAATCCTCCTCAAGTCCAAGCTGCAGAAAAATTAGTAGAAGCTATACGTAATAACAGTAGCCAACCTATAGATGAGAATCTTCTCATAAAAAAGGGTACTGTTATCGAATTCATATATACTTTTAAACAATCTAAAAAACAAACAAGGAAAGAAGTTCTTCCAGTTGAACTTGCAAGTAAGAAAGATATCAATCCAGATGAATATATTAACATACTTCGTAGTGTCTATAACCAATTAGTAAATCCTATCAAAGATAGCGTAAAGAAGAAAAAAAGAGTTCAAACAAAACTAAATTTTGAGGGATTATGATGCCATTAAGAAATGACCAAGTCATCTCTAAAGAAGAAAGACATATACTAAAAATAAAAAAGAATATCTTACGAGTTTTCGAAGGACATAGTTATTCCCTTACTATCAAAGAAATACACAGATTAATTAATGGTCGTAGATTTTATCCTTATACCAAATATTCTGACCTTGAAACAGCTCTCGTTTTACTTATAAAAGAAAAGAAATTACGTCAAGAAGGAATTTACTACATGAAACCTTATAGACGTTAATTTCTTTTCTTTTAAAAATTTTCCACAAAAAATTTCCATGTCCGAGCTTTCGAAAACTTTAAAAATATTAAAACCATATTATTTCTGGAGGAAAATTATTTATCATACACCTCTACACCACGTAATACCTCCATATACGAGCATGAGGCTTACACTTAGATTTCGAAAAATTCCATTATTTTTCACCTCCCTCATGCTCTTTCCTTATCTATTTTTAAACAATAAATTTATATAGAAAGGTTCAATAGGTTTAAAAGGTGATAATATGCATTTGAACAAAATAATGAATAAAATAAGGGAAATAAACGATATGAATGGGTGGATAATACCAGAAGATGCATGGGAACAAGAAACATTTATACCAACAAAACTGATGCTAATAGTAAGTGAATCATCTGAAGCTTTAGAAGAATTTAGAAACAATGACTTTGACAAATTCAAAGTAGAATTAGCTGACATCATGATAAGGATATTAGACCTTTGCTCTGGTCTTAAGATTGATATTGAAAAAGAGATATTACATAAACTTGAGATAAATAAATCTCGTGGATATAAACATGGAAATAAAAAGGTGTGAAAATGATTTATACACAAAACAAAACAATAGGAGAAGTTTTTGATATACTCTTAAACTTTTGTAATGACAATAACCTAATAATAAAAAATTTGTCATTGTCCTACGATAATTACCTATACGATGATGGGAATGAATGTACACCAGCAACACATAAAGAAGAATTAGATATCCAAATAGATTTAACTAATGAACATACTCGACAAGTAATTATAGACATCGAAGATATATCTAATATTAAAGATTTGATTAAAGACAAAATGTCATTAAAAGGTATGACTTTAGACAATATAGATATTTCTGTTAAATCTATAGGTTCTCTTACACTACAAATAATAATAGAGATAGGACTTTTATTTTAAACCCTTTTTCGAAATGTTTAAGACGATACATTTATATAGAAATGTTCAATATCTTTAAATAGGGTGATTTAAATGCCATTAAACAACGGAGAAGTCCAAAAAGAACAAACTAAGATGATTGTATTTAATTGTCTTGAAGAAAAAGACGAAAATGGTCAATATCAATATTGGAGCGTCAAAGAATTGTCTCAACGAGCTCAAAAAGTAGCTTCGACTATACATCATCATCTTAATCCACTTCATGTAGCTGGAGTGTTAGAAGAGAAATATGATAAAAATAATCCCCAAGTTCCAGTCTATAGAATAAATCCGAAAAAAGAAAAGAAATACTTTGAAACAAAAGAAGCCATTTTGTCTGGTAAAATCAAGACATCAAAAAGAACAAAATTAAGACCAATAAAGAAAGCAAGAGAACAAAAGGTGAGAAATAATGTTAAAATGGTTTAAAAATCTAAAAAAGAAAGAAAAAGAAGAGAAAATAGTCAAAATACCATTTACCGTTTCAAAAATTACAGACACTTCTGTAGATACAACTGTAGTATTAGAGAATAATTCTATAATAGAATGTAAATGTAACAAAATCATATGTGATATTTGTGGAAGAGAGTTTAGCTCTAAACGAGGTTTATCAATGCATAAAACTAAGATGCATAAATAAAGAAAAAACTAATAGACCAAAAAATAAACCATAAAAATTGCCATAAAAAACTAATTCTATACTCTTTTTCTGTAGATACTTTCAAGATTTTATCTTTTTCTAATAAGTTATATAGAACAGCATAAAACCCTTGTATAGCCATAATTCCACTGAAAAAAAGAAAGAAAAGATATAAAGTATCTGACAAACTCATTTCTTGATAGTCCTCCTAATATATGTCACTTCCTTCTCTGTCTGAAACTCTTCTAAAGTCTTACCATTGATAGATAAGAACTCTTGTAATGATTGTTTATCCAGCTCATATCTTGTCTGTTGAACTAAAGTGAGTTTAAACGTTGATGTTTCAGCTTTCTTTATTTTACGTCTCTTAAGAGCATCAAGAGCTATTTTATCGACTTCCTTAAGTGTAGTTTCTATACTTTTTAACTCCTTCTTTAGCTCATTAGCACGTAAGATAAGTCTTTTTACTTCTTCGTCTTCATAGAGAGCATCTATGATGTCGCCATTTATATCTTCCCTTTCTAACTTCGATTTCTGTTCTGCGAGGAACTCAAGCACACCTTTTTCTTTTATTTCAGCTAGTTCTTTCTTTGTCGCCATTTTTTTCATCCCTTTTTATATATTTATTAGTATTTTTCTTCCAATCTATTTGTTGTAAATCCTCTAATATATTATCTGCAGTCAAAAATATTCCACTATCAGCACAAGTTCCAAACACGTATCTACCAGACATTTTTTGTCCTTCATTATCTTTTATCTTCTTATATTGAATCTTAAAAGAAGTCCAATCTTCTTTCTCGACCCACTTTGAGATAATATCTAATATCGTATTTAACAACTCCTTACTGATAGGAACATCATTATCATTTTTTATTTCTATATAACCTTCTTCAATTTCATATTCTTCATTCATTTTAATTCCCCCAATTGTTCTCTTAATTGTTCTATCTTGCCATAATCGATATCATATTCCATATTTTCTTCATGAAAATACTTGATTATTTTATACCTCAATAATGAAGTATATCCTATAGTTTTTCCTCTAATTTGAGTATCCAAGATAAAAGCTTCTTGTTTCAGCTTAGCAACGTCTTTATCTGTCAATCTAATGCTTTTAGGAACACCAAATTCTCTATAAATCTCATCATATTTTTTGACTTCTTCTAGTGTTATTTCCATATCAAGACTATCCCTTATTACAGTACTCATTCTAATACCACGCAAATCAAAGTAATCACGTATCTCGTCTGGGAAACGTATTGTCCTAACTATTAATCTCTCTTTCTCTAACAAATTTTTCATCCTCCGTATTATAGAATTTCAAGACAAATGTATTGATTATCCAATATATGACTGTTCTCCACTTTCTACTTATGACTTTTGGAGTATGAGAATAATCAAATCTATTCTCTTTGTCCCACATTTTCTCTATCTCTAATCCAGTAACAGAATTATCAATGTCAAAGAATACATGTATAGTTGCTATGATATTATCACCAGATATACTTGGTTTTTCTCCATTTACATAAAGAATAGTTAATGCAAAAGTCGTAAAGTGAGTAGTCTCTTTCTTTATATTTACGTCAAATATTATTACAATTTCTTCATTCTTTATTGTAAAATCTATTGGATGTTGTATTGTTGCTTTATAGAATACTCTATTGTATATCTCTGGAACTATTGTTGTTTCTATCTCCATATTTTTCAGAGCAGTAAGCAACGTTGAAGTTTTATCATATACAGCTTTAGATGGTATCAAATATTTTGTAACTTCCCGCTTAGCTGGTATATCTCCTTCTCTTATTCTCTTCCGTATAGTCTCTTTACTATATCCAAATATTTTCGATACGTCTTCTACAGTCAAAAATGACTTTTCTTTTAACAACACCAACTGACTACGAGTTGGAAGCGTAAATTCTTTAAATATGTTGTATGGTGTCATCGTAATACAATATTACAAAACAATATTTAAAGGTTTCGAAACCTTCTAACGTTTAACATCTTAATAAGGCTGGGGTTTCCCAGCCTTATCTTTACGAGAGGATAGAAAATCGAGGTATTCGCTTCTTTCTATATAATATAAGTCATCAATAGAGACATCTTCTCTGGTCTTTATTAAAAATGAGACTAAAAAACCTTCTTCTGTAAGTCTCATATCTCTAAACATTGGTCTTTTATTGAAAAATATTTTCATATCATTTAGAATATCATCCCAGAAAACTCTTTTAGGAATAGAATTATAGACATATACTACTAAAAGTCCAGAGTTGGCTACAGTAACATATATATTATCTGGGATGCTAAAAGAATCTAATCTTTTTATTGGATAATCTTTATCTTTCAATTTAATTAAATGTGTTAAACCATTCAAAATCTTTTCTGTTGTTATTTTATTCCCTTTTACTCTCCAATGAATATAATTCTTTATTTCAATAGTATTCTTCTTATCTATTACAGAAGAGACGACTTTTTTCCATTTAGACATCTTACATCTTAACCCCCTTAGTGTCAGTCGTAGAGATAAATGTATGTTAAATCATTCTCTAAATTTAATATTCTCATTATGCCTTCTACTAATTCCCACATCTCTTCTCTTATTATCTCTGTCTGACTTACAAAATCTTTATCTACCATTTCTTTTATCTCAAGCTTATATAACAGTCTCTTATAGAGCATTATATCATCCCTAAAGTCATAAACTTTCTGAGATATATTCTCTATATATTCTCTCAACTTTTTAACATCTAATTGTTTATCCATTATTTCCTACCCTTCTTCTTAATAATCCATTACCCAATCCATATAATCATCATATAATTCCATCGCTTTCTCGCCTATGAATATCCATAATATACCAGAAATAATAAACACAAAACATGTTACTGGAAGACATATCATTATCAGTCTTTTTATCAATCCTTCCAAATAGTTTTTCATCTGAACCACAATTATATCGAAATGTTCAAAACATTTAAATTTTATGGTTTCAGCCTCTCTAATAACAACTTACGAAAAAATAGTTAGACTATAAAACCCTTATTTCGACTGGAATGGTCATAATAATTACCAAATGGTCGTAATAATCGAAAGGTTTAAAAAGATAAAAGAATAAAGTTATCACACAACAAAATGGTGATACAATGACAAGATACATAAAAGTTAGAGTAAGAATGAGAGAAAAATGGGATGTAATCACAGAATGTGATATAAATGTCCCAATAAGTGCTATCAAATCAGATAAGAATACAACAAGAGAAAAAGATATAGAAGAATGGCTAAAAAAACACAAAGAAGAGATAAATAAAGAAGAACGATACTTACACTTGAAATCCAAAGCAGAATTAAAAGATATAGTAGAATTCTCACCTATTGGCACAGTAAAACAATGTTATTACTGTGGAAATGAATTCGTAATAAATAATGATAACCATACGTTTTGTTCCAAAAATTGTCATATCTCTCATTTGATTGAGAATCATGGTGATAAAAGAGAATATGGAGTAGAAGATGATTATTTCATTACTTCCAGAAGTATGGAACCATATTATCCACCGATAATAGAAGATGATTATGATATGAATGATGATGAAACACAAACATTCTATGATGAAGACTTAAACTGGTATAAAATAGAGGAGGAACAAAAATGAGTGAGAAAATCAAATTGACAAAATATGAATTGGAAAGATTACGAAAAGCTAGCGAAGGAAGAACAAGACTAACTAAACAACTATATGATACTACACAGAACATATTCAAATGGTTAGATGAAGTGTTAGGCAACAATACAATAAAACTCGAAATACCAATGAAAGACCCAAATGATGGGAATAGTAAATTAGAAAGAGTACTAAACATACTTGATTATGAATTTCAATGGTTCTGGAATGGAGCTAGAATAGATATTCCATATGACGTGTGGATGAATTCAGAAACTACATTACAACTTACAAAGGTTCTTAGTAGAGATGATTTATTAGAACTTACATCACACATTGATGTAATCATTTACAACATTCGTAATTTCTTCGAAATCGAACAAAAGAAATTATATAGTGCTTTAAACACAGTTAAAAAATCAATAAATGAGGTATTCGAAAATGAATAGAGTATTAACACAAACACTGAAACAAGAAATAGTAAAAGAGTTCAGAAAGGTTGAACTCTTAGTACATGAGGAGAGAATAGAAAGACTATCAGAAAAATCTTGTTATTTCAAAGTAGTAAGTTTTTACCACTTAGAACACAAGGAAAATGATAGTATTGATGTTCTACCTTTTGTTGATACAGCTAGAAGAATAGCACATCACAACGCATTAAAGTTGTTAAAAGTGCATGTAGAAGAGCCAGTATTAATACTTGGTATTATCACTGATAGTAATAATGGAGAAAAGGCAGAAACTGGCGGAAATTACCATTGGACTATAACTTTCATTTATGAGTTTCTGGAGGCTATTTAAATGGAAAACGAGAAAATATTAATATTCAAGACTATCACTGAAAAACAGATACTATCAGATGAGGAATATGAGATATTGATGTCAAACACAGAATCATACATTGATGAATTATTAACAAGTGAGGATAAAGATAAGTTGTTACAGACTTCAGACTTTGAATTTACACAAAATCTAATCAAGAAACTACAAGGCAAGATTGATAGAGAAAGACTATTCAGTTTTCTAATTCACAATTACTTCCTCAAATCATTAAATGATTACATAGATTTCTTAAAACATCAACAAGTGAAAAAACTAATAAAAAAAGAATTCAAAGATTACATTGACAAAGATATCAAAATACTCCTTGAAGAAATATCAGAAAAAGATTTTATGGAAGCTATAGACAAAGTAGTAAGCTCACTCATAGACAATGACTTGGGGGAGGAAGACTAAAATGACATTACAGTATTACAATGGCATACTATATGAAAACACTGATATGGAAGTAGTACATTGGGAAGACTTCCGTATGTTGATTTCAGACGAAAAGATAGTCGATTTTATAGGAAGCGTATTAAACGAGATGAATATGTTAGACAAAATAGGAGATTTAGAAGATATCTCATATGAAGAATTCAAATCTTACTTCGTAGATTTCCTAAATGACTTATTCAGAGCTAATGGGGATATATTCAATCCCCTTCCTTTAGATGACAAACTATCAAGGTGTTACACCCATTTTTTTAACATGTTGTTAGAGTACGTGGAGTAGGTGATAAAATGCCATATGAATACAACGGACATAGACTAATAATAAAACCAGAGAATTATAACAAATGGGCTGACGAAGACCATATAGGTTATATCATAGAATGTATTAATTGCGGGCAGAAATACAATGGGACATTCTGTATTGATATAGGTAGGAGATTTTCAAGTCTCTTAAGTGGTGAATGTGAGTATGAAGATGAAGAAAATGATGTAATGGTCTATACCAATCATGAAATCTCTCTCGATGACTATCCTTATGCACAATCCTTTGATGATAAACTTGAGTTCAAAATAATATGCCTTAACTGCGACGCAGAAGATGAAGGAGAATTAACCTTAGAAGAAATATTAGATGATTTAGAAGAGACAATAAATGAAAGAAACATATTTGGAGAATGGCTATTTGAAGAATGTCCAGAAAAAGAAGAAGAACATTGTATAAGCTTTGAAGACTTACATGAAACTATCAATAGACTAAAATCACAAATTGATACAATGATAAGGTATTACAAAAACACTGAAGCAACTCTTTATGTTTTTTCTGAGTATGTTTTTTCTGAGCAAGTATTAATTGTTGATGTATTGAAGAAATATAAACAAGTTACAGACATTTTCGATTATCTCTATGACTATTATATCAAGAATGATGTAAATCGTAACACCTCGTGTGTTTATGATGCTTTCAAATCGATTTTTGAAACCCTTCGAAAAGACGATGAAAAATACTTCTACACATTGATAGGAACATTAGAAACATATGCAAATGACGATATATATGCAAGTACGAGAATATATACAAACTTAACAAAAGAAGAAGCTCAACAAAAAGGACAAAGACTTGACTTCTATCCAATTATGGTATTAAAACACCCATTTAAGACAAAAGTATTCAAGCCAAAAAGAGAAGTAGTAATAGACTTAACAAATGAAGAAATAAAAAAGGATGAAGAAAGTAAAATGTTAGGAGAGATGATGAACCTTGACTACTAATAATACAGACCCTATTTATTTTTTTATCCCCCCTTTCAGTAAAATCTACATTGCTCATGTAGATTGTGAGATGATTGGGGACTATATATTCTTATTTGCTACTAATACATCATTAGCAGTTACAGAAGAAGACGGTATTAAAGTAGACAAAGACTTAAAGATATACTTTATAGATATAACTGATATACGCTATATAACTGTCTATTGTAATAAGAATAAAAAATAAAAATATTCGAAAGGTTTAAATAAGTGGTCGTAATACAGTATTACGACCACAAAAACTTTGTTTTTTGGTGATGAAAAATGAACTACAGATGGACAGAAATTGACAATTCAGTTTTAACCCATTTATTGGGTTATCCAACTGGAAAAGATGGAGATAAGAAATGGCTTGATACAATATTCGTCTTTGCTGATGAATATCATGATAGTTGTAACGATGAATTCGAAAAATGTACCAGTTACTTTATCAAGAGCAACACATTTCAGACTATCTTAGACTTAATAGAAATCCAGCAGAAAAGATATGGAATACTCATCTATGATATACTATATCAGCTAGAACAAATATTAGAATTAGACGATGATAACAGACCAATTCCTTTCGATGATTTACATGAGAATAAGAAAAGGGAAATGAAAGATACATTCCGTGAATTCAGATACAGATTATGTTATTATGTTTATCAAATCCTTGAAGAAATAGAGGAGAGATATAAATGAACAAGATAACAAACCCAGACTTATTAGCAGAAATAGAATTCAATAAAAAGATTTCTGAATTAGAAAAGAAATTCAATGCTATGGTAGATGAAACAAAAGAATTCTTAAAACCATTCTTGAAAGCATTAGACAAAGTTGAGGAGGAATTGGGGCTAGAAAAAATGTATTTTTCCCCTTACATTTACAAAGACAACATAATGATATCAATAGATGACGATGAAGAACACTCCAAATTTATTGCTACTATAAGGATAAACTACTGGTATTGGGAACGTGAGATGTTCAGTATAAGATTTGACGCAGTGGAAAGAGCAATACTCGAAGAAGAATGGGGCTGTGACTTATTCTACGAAATGATAAAATGTATCATTGATGAAAGTCCTTTTGATGACATAAACTTAGACAATACAGTGATAAGATATAGCTTTGAATATTCTCCACCAGAGATTATTATAGAGAGATTTTATGATATACCAGAATTGGAGGACTTATAATGACTTTCAGAGTAACAGAAAAGATGATTGTAAAGTTAGCGAAAGAAGCTCTTCCTTCTCTTCCAGATGGATTACGCTGGAAAATAAACCATAATACTACTTATGGAGGATATAGATTTGAGATAATAGATGAAAACTACAATATCTATGAAACTCTAAATGAATGGAGAATGACTGCAAGAGAAACATATCATTTCCTTACCAATCTAAGACGTGTTAGATATCTAATCGAAGACAGAATTCCTTATCTCCAATCTCTTAAATCCTCATAATTTCCTTCTTTTTTTTTCGAGAATTTCGAAATGTTTAAATATGCATTTGTAATACAGTATTACCAACCACAAACTTACAAACTTCAAGTTTGTTGAGGTGATAAAATGAACGGATATCAAACAAGAGAAAGACTAAAAGATGTTTTTAGGGATTTGAGAAAAGATGGATTTATAGCAAGAATTAATTACATGTGCTGTAATACTTGTGCTCAATACTCTCTTTTCTCAAAGATAGAAAAGAAATGGAAAGAAACTGGGAAAATACCCAAAGGAGTAATATACTGGCACCAACAAGAAGATAAAGCATTCAAAGAAGAAAATGGTGGAGTATATATCTCTTATATTCCCTCTGACACATACGAAATGGAACAACAAGGAGTAAAACCACCTTTAACTACTAAAGAAGTCGGAAAAGAACTATGTAAAGTACTTAAGAGACATGGATTACACTATCTATGGAATGGAGACCCTTCTATCAAAATAGAAGTAATCTGGGGAAGTGAAGACTATATCAATGAGAGAATAACCAAATTTGTAGAAAACATGGAGTGATTAAATGAAAGTAGAAAAAATCGATAGAGTAAATGAAATCCTCAGTGAGATGGAATGTCTATGGGGAGAACTCGGAGAACTCTTAGATGATGAAGATAGTAATTATAGATACGAACTCAACGACTTATATATTACAATCCAACAGATATCTAACAGAATTTACATTGAAGAAGAAGATGGAGATACTGAAGATGAAGAGAGGGAAATACCTCTCATGACAAAGATTTATGATTTATTTTTTAACCTTTCAGACGATGAAGAATTAACGATTGAACAAATCAAAGAAAAAACTGGTGGAGATATAAGAAAAATAGAAGCTTGTTTAGACGACCTATTCAGAGAAGGAGAAATCTTTTCTCCCAGAATAGGAGCTTTCAAAAAGATTTAGGTGATATAAATGGACTATGAAGAAGCAGAAATTGTTAGAAAAACACTTCTCGATATCCAAGAGAAGTTATTAGACATTGCAGTATTCTTCAAAAACGAAGATGATAAAAACTTGTATTATTCATATAATGAATTGTGTAGGTCTAATACACAACTGTACAAATTAATGAAAGGAATTCAGAAGAAAACCGAATTTTATATCGATGGGACTTGTTACTTTGAAACTGATGATGTAGTATTTGATGGAAGATGGACAACTATAGAATATTATGGAATGTATATGAATGTCTATGAGGTGGTATTTGAAGCTGAATTCGACCCAGATAGTGATAACATCATTGAATGTAATACAGAGAAAGCTTTCAGAGAAATTCTTGGGGATGATTATGAAAAGCTTGTAAAATTTGAGATTTATAGGTGATGAAAAGTGATGACATCAATGGGTATAAATATGACACAATGTGATGAATGTTTTACATACATCAAGCCTAATGAAATTTATAACTGTCCCGTCTGTAGATATGTTAATTTCTGTCCTAAGTGTGCAGAGAAGCTCCAATACAGATGTAATAGATGTTTAAGAGGAGAACTGAAAACACTCTTTAATCCAAAAAAAGAAGAAGACGAGAAAAAGGAGGAATAAAAATGGTAGAATGTCGTAGATGCGGAGAGGAATTAGAGGAAGGAGAAGAAGCTTTAATCTGTTACGAATGGATAGTAAAATATGATTATATCGGTGAAGGAGAAAGAAAGATGGAAATACCAGATACTTACGATGCTGTTTATTTTGGGACAACTTACTATTATCACGAAGACTGTTTCTACAAGCGTAATGAAGAAGGAGAGGAAGGTCGATATTAATGTATCTTATTCGTATTTTGAACTATAACAAAACTAAGGCTTATCTTGATGGTATTATAGCTAACCTATATTCATCTTATCCCAATATTATCTACTATACCATTTTTTCTAACAAAAACGATTACCTTATTCTAATCTATACTGATAAAAAGAAAAAGAAGAGTGATAAGATGTATCATTCTAGCTTCCTTAACTCTCTTAGACTTTCTTTCCCTATGACTGTTGTTGAAGTCTTAAAATTCAAAGAAAAAGATTTTATCGAGATTTGTTTTTCGGGGTGAGACTATTGTCAAAAATCAAAGATAAGGTATCAAAAACGAATGTAGTGAGACGATTTTTCCATTCGGATATATATTATATTCGAAAAATTATCGTGCTTCTACGTTCGTTTTTGAGCCTAATTTCGAGGTGATAAAATGGTAGAAATGCAAGAGATAGACAATGAGACTGTAAGATTTTATGGTTTTGTTAATCATAAAATTGCTCTGGAGATAGCTAAAAAAGTCAAACAAGAAATGAAGGAGATGTATCCAGAGGTAAAAATATCAGTCAGAACTTTAAAAGATAAGAAAACCAATACCTCATATATAGAAGTTAGAATGGTAGGGTAACTTTTTTCTTTTTTAAGCTGGCTGGATGTGTTCTACCAGCGAAAAGAAAAAAATTGAAGGTGATACAATGGAAGAAATAAATATAAATATAAGAACTATAACTGATGAAATACTCAAAATAGTAGATGAAGTAAATGTCTGGATAACTAGACTAAATGTTACTCTCAAAAATATAAATGATGAGTTTGATGATAAAGATATATACGAATTTTCTATACTTATAGACTTCGGAACTTCTGTAAATTTCGATGAGATATCAGAGATTGAAAAAAGAATAAGTAAAATCGGTGATAAATTATCTTCTAAACTACATACTGTATTACGCTCTATAAGATTAGAAATGGAATTATCTATTGTTTATAACTGGGACGATAAAGATGAATAATATTATTAAAATGCTTCAAGGAGAAATAACGGATTATAAGATTAAGATAAATCAAATCCGTAGTGTTCTCAATCGATTTAACCCATTTTGCGACTATACTATTAAGGACTTTTCTGATGCTCTACAAGAAATCTCAGAAATAATCGAAAATGTAGAAGATATAACAGAATTTTTATAAGGTGATAAAAAGTGTATGCAAGTAGTGTATTTGTTTTTTTATTGGCATTTTTGCCTTATATATTCCTAGCTTTCGTGCTGGGATTGAATGTTGAAAAAGAGTATAACCATAGTTATACTGACAAGGAGAAAAAGAAAAAGAAAAAGAAAAAATATTACTATGAATTCTCTTATGATTTTACTCCTCTAATCCTCTGTATTATTCTATCGATACCAATAATCTTTCTATGCTGGGGATTTGTGTTCTGGACAAGAATGATGTTAAATATGGCTTGGCAATGGACTACGATATTATTCCCTATTAATATCATTATTTCATTTTCTGTGTTAGTCAATCAAGAAGACAAACTCCATAAATCTATAATTTTATTTTCTGACTGGATATTAGGTATATTAACTGTGCTGTCTCTCCTATTCTTAATAATTGGTGTTCCTATTATTTTGGCTAATATGCATATGGATATGGCTTATTGGGTAGATGAGAACATAGATTACGTAACTGGGGAGTTACCTTTCAATAACGAAGCATTGGATACGGACATTCGCTTAGTTACTAAGGATTTTGCTATTAGTATAGCAAAACAACATTCGTCTGTATTTGGGAGCCATCTCCAGATTGCAGACATGAACGTTGTAAAGATAAATGGGACTTTGTATTGGTTACTTTTATATCGTTACGAGACCAGAATACCAGAAAGAAATAATAAAATCGTGGGTATTATCCTCGTCAATACAAACAATCCTAACGCTGAGCCTATCGTGATTAAAGTTAAAGATTTTAATTATGCAGACAATCTCTGGTATAATCACAGACTTAACGTTCTCAACTTTAGACGTGACAACACTCATGTATGGTCTGGAGAAGGAGAATATACTTATACTCGCAATTATCCAGCTTGGGACAATGAGTTGAAGAAATGGGTCTATGTATGTACTAAGACTACTAAAGATGTTTGGGGTAGATGGTATGCAGATGGTATAGATATCATTGATGTCTCAGATGGGTCTCTACTCAAATCTTATTCCCTCGATGAATATGACCATTTGCCAGACTATGTGATACAAGTCTATTCTGAAAAACTAATTGAGAGAATGGTAGATAGATGGGGAAAAAAACGTGACACACGTTACGACACCAATATCAGTTTTTGGGCTGGTTGGGGTTTGTTTAGAAGAGCTTCTCAAGATAGATTTGAATGGGTCGAAGACTTACGCTACATAGTAAATCCAGATAATAGAAGTGAAGTTATAGCAGTCTTACCAACCATTCCGAGAACTGGTCTCCTTTCCTCTTCTAAGTCTCTTTTTGGACTTTTCAAGGTTGATAGAACTGGTCATATGACTTACTATGATTTACGAGATTTTGGCTTAATCTCTACTGACACTGTTGAACGAATAGCAGAAGGGATGATTGTCTCTCCCAGTGGAGGCTCTTACAATGCTGGTATGCCTATTCTTTACACTATCGAGACTGCTGTAGGTTACAGATTGGCATATTACATCCCAGTCTATTGGACAAATGGAGAACTATACAGATTGTCATATTTCTGTATCATCGATGCTAAGGACACTAATATGGTCGCTATGACTGAAGCAGAAGGTATGAGTGCGAGTGAGGTAGTCAGAGAAACAAGATTGGAGTTCAAGTCTATGTTTAGCAACAATACTAATGTGGGTGATGATTACACAATCGCAGAAGTTAAGAACATTGGCTCTTATGTAGTTGATGATAATACCATCTTCGTCTTTGAACTTAATAACAGTCACATCTTACGTTGTTCTCGTGAGTATCTCACTGAACAACAATGGAACGAAGTTGTTCTTACTACTGTTTCTTCGACTATCAAATATCAATATTTCATTGATGAAAACAATATTCTCTGGGCTACTGAATTTTATCGTCTTTTTTAATCCTTTTTTCCTCTTTTTTTCGAAACCTTTAAATATGTTGTCGATAAAAATAGTTTGGTGATACCAAAATGGGTAAAAAATACACCTCAAAAGTCACGAGAGGTATCGATTATGGAAGCTTTCGTGAGGAAATCGAAGTAGGTAGCGAGTGGTCTGAAGAAGATAGACCTATGTGTAACTACTGCGGACAACCAGCTGTCTTTCACTTCATTCCAGATGGTTATCCAGAAGGATATCTTGAAGAAGAGTTCATTTGCAACAAACCAGAATGTATGCAAATGTTCGTTAAATCTATTGCTACTCAGATAAGAGAAATAGAAGATGAGGAGGATGATTTAGATGATGAAGAAAATAACTGGTAGAGTTGAAGAGATAAAAAGATTGCCAGTAAGAGAGCGAATAAAGAAAGAGTTGGAGCTCATAGTCGAGAACTATGATAAATTCACTCTGGTCGATACAGCTTATCTAAGTTTCTGTATTATCGATTTCTATGAATATATTGGCAGAAAAGAGATTTTAGGAGAAGAGGAATTCGAAGTTCCTCCCTTCTACATTGGTCTAAAGAAGCTTGTCGAAATGGCTGAAGGAAAGCAAGAAGAAGGTGAGAAGAATGAGTGAGAGGACACACAATTGGGTTATAGTAGATAGTTTTCATTCTCTTACCCTTCTTTCTGTTACACTCGCTTGTACCAGTTGTGAAGAAAAGAGATATATTTCTTTCAATCCTAACGAAATCATTTATGCAGATACATATCTGGGGTCTTTTTCAAAGAAAAAGGTCTCAGTTTCAATTCCAGAGGAGGAAAAAAACAATGAATGTACAAATTGAAGAAATTGAAGAACAAGAGTTTGAGAAAGTCTATGTTCTAAGGCTTAGAGAGATGCACCAGACCACCAGTGTCATTTATGGCACCTTTCTGATTGACAGAAAGCTCAAGAGAGAGCAAATTGAAGAGTTTGAAAGACGTTTCAATCGCATTAGCGAACTTAACGCTTTTCAGTACCTTCGAGGTCTGGGAGTTAAAGTTATTCCAGCTCACGTTATTGAAGCCTATGTCGATGGTTATCGTGAGTGGTTAGAGGATTATGACCCTACACGTGCTACTTTTCGAGTTAAATACGGCTTTATGTGGATTAGGCTCAATCGTTTCCACCAGCTTAGGAGGAGAAAGAGAAAGAAGAAGTCTCGTTCTATCTCTTCTGTCACTGAGGAGGTTATCATCAATGAGTAATGACAATAGCGAAAACAATGATAAGATTACCTATACTTGTCCTCAATGTGGTGATGAATATATTTGGAACAATGATTTAGAAGAATGGGTTGATTATAAGGGTGACACTGAAGAGATGTTCGAGGTCAATACCGTTGATGGTTCTTACGCTCAGATTTGTCTTACTTGTTACTACAACCTTTCTGATGCTTGTAACCTTGCTTTTTATAAGAACGGCAAACTTACTTCTTTCATTCTTTACGACAATCCTTTCATCTACTTTGACAGCACTTTTGACGAGTTTTGTGTGGATAATATTAATTCTCTCTCTGATGATGATGCTTCTTTTCTTTTAGACATCATTTCTCACACTAAGTACATCAGTTGTGGTTGGCGTGGCTACTACAATTTTAGGGGTCTTGAGAAATCTAAGGAGATTGAATGTCTTCAATTTCTCTACGGTATTTCTCGTCACGAAGCTCGTCTTCGTGGTGTTCTTACTGAGGAGGAGAACAAGATTGTTCTTGACCGTTTTCGTGAGCGTATGGCTGAGGAGGGTCTTACTTTTGCTTTTGTCCGTCTTCCTACCAGTAACGTTTTTGCTTCTAACGTTTCTATTCTTGTTCCTCTTCCTCTTGTCTCTCGTGCTTCTTCTATTCTTCAATCTATTCTTAAGCCTTTCACTTAATTTTTTTAACTTTCCTTTTTATATTCACTTTAATTTTTTAAGTTTTCAACCCCCCTATATAGACCCCCTATAGCTTTTTCACCCCCATTTCCACTGGAAGTCTTTTTTCCTCTTTTCCACCCTCTGCCTTTCTCCCTTCCTTTTCTTTGAGTTTTGGATTTTGTAATACAAGGTCGTTGTAATACGTTTCAGTCCCTTTTATATTATAGAAAAGGGAGAAGAACGTATTACAAATTTCGTTTTACCTATCGTATTACAGATACCGACAAATTCGTTACGGGGGTCGTTAAGCAAAGAAGAGATGTTCGAAAGGTTTAAATTGGTTCTTGAATTTTGCTGGGAGGAGCAAAGTATTACATTTACGTGTATAGCATAAACTGCAGTCTGAGAGCCTCTAACTGCAGAATTTTAAAGGTGGCAAATTTGATAAAAAGAGGCTGGGAGAAAGCAGAATTTGAAAGCAAAATTTAAAAAATGCGACCAGAGAGGCAGAGAGAAGAAAATAAGAACCAATCCCCCACAATTTGTATCGGCATCACACAATCCCCAGTCATGAACTAAGAGTAGGCGACCCTAAACGGCAAAAAATATTGGCGAGAACGCAGAAACGGAAGTTAGAGCCTTTCTAAACCCCAAAAACTGCCATTTCTCTTCATTCTGGCAAAAACGGAGGTTAGGACTACTCATCCACCATCTTACATCTTAAGCGGAGAGATAATCCCTCTCCCCTCCATTTTCTGAACCCCTCGGGCAAGGAGGAAGAGTTAAGGTGCAAAAAATGAAGAAAAAAGCACCGTTTTACCATTTATTTTCCACTTATTTTAAAGTTTCGAGCCTTATTTACACTATTTGCAGTATTATTACCGAATAACCGAAAAATATCGAAAGGTTTAAAAACATCTGCGAGTAGTGTAAGTAGGTGATACCAAATGCCATTCAAAATAGTAAAAAATCCAGATGGGGAGGATGTAATATGGAAATGTACAGAATGTGGAAGGACATATTATCTACCAGAGTGGGCAGATGCACCAGCCTACTGCGAATGCGAGTTTGAAGAAGAGGAAGAGGAGGAAGAAGAATGAGACTAACACTATACAGTTTAGACGATTTGAAAGGGGAAATAAAGTTCAAAACAAATGTCCCTCTTTTCCCTTCTTATGCGAGATATGATAGCTGGTATAATTTCTGGAAATATTGGGTAGTGGAGAAGTTCGATTACTTGTATTTCAGCGATTTTACTGATTTAGATGAAGAACCAGATGAGCACTACATAGCATTCGGTCACGAGATAGAAGATTTGATTTACAAGTTCCTCTTATTTGAGTTGGATATAGAAAAACTGCTATTACCAACTGACTATTTGAAAGAAAAGATAGATGAAGAAGTGTATCAAGTAGCATTAGAACAAGGGTTCTATGAGGATATGACAGATTTTGTGGTTCCAGAAAAATACGTAAGATGTTATGACATTGTAGAGAGCTGGAAAGAATACATTGAAGATTGTGACAAGTTTAACTTTTACTATCTTTTTCAAGGACAAGATTTCCCATCAGACATTTATCATCTTATGTTATGCGAGATAAATGAGGATAATCTTAAGGAATTCTACAAAAATTATACTGAATTTGTAAAGAGCTATAACGAGTTTGAAGGAGAAAGAGATATACAATTGATATACAAACTGCTCAAATTCGTGAGAGAACATAAAGATACTCGTTTTGTAGTAGTCTATGAATGAATTCATTATACTCTATTTCTTTTTCTTCTTTTTTAACATTTCGAAATTTTTCAAAATTCGGTTTTTCGGTTAAGTAATGTCATGACGGATTTTCTCCGAAAATCCGAAATAAAACAAAACCTTTAAATAGTGTATGTAGTGTATGTAATGTAGATAACAAAACGGTGATACCAATGAATATAATAGAAAGACTAAATGCAAAATGGAAAATAATTCTCGCATTAGAAAAAGAATATGGCGAGAAAGATGCAGAAGTGAAAACGAGAACTTTTGTCGTGAGAACTATATACACAAGATATGATGATAGTGATGAATTTGTCAAAGTTGAACTATATGTGAAAGCAAACGACAAAAGAAATTATGTAAATGCTGAAGCACTTGAGATAAGTGCTCTTGAGAAAATATATAATGAAGTAATGGATGTGATTAAAAATGGTACAGAAGAGGACAATCAATAAGATTTTAGAAAAAATTCTATCTGGTAAAACAGCAAAGACCAGAATGCGCGGATATTGGTACAATATCTATTACGACAAAGATTACGACCATATAGTAGCTGAACCTATCGGGGCTGGAGATATACTCGTCTCTTCGATGGAAGCAGACGATTATAGATATACTCACGCTGGAGAGATAGCGAGAGAGGTACAACAGCTAATTTGGGAAGTAGATGAACTGATGAGAGCGAAAACATTAGCAGATGAGGTGGTGGAATAATGATACAATTACGAATGAGTTCAGACGCATATAATAACGCTCAAGGACATTATATGCATTATAGTATTGATAGTACTGTTGCTGATATGAGAAGAGACGCTGAAAGATATGCAGAAGAATATAACTATAAACTTGAAGAAATAAATTTCGAACTCTGGACTTGTTCAAAGACTGAAGCTGTAGATTTCATAGCTAGAAGAAAACACGATAAGGTATTTGTTGATTGGTTCTATATGAGTGACGATATTCTAATTGTTGATTTGTTCAAATTTGCTGACTATATGCTAAATGCTGAAACACAACAAGAACCTATCAGAAATTTGAGATTAGCTGAAACAATGTTGAGATTTACGGACAGTGGAAGAGCAGAAAGCTGTTATTTGATAGTAGGAAGTCATAAATCAGTTGCAAAATGGGAAATCTTTAACTTTTTTGATGAACCACGATATGAGAGGAAGTTCTATTGGTTTTCAAATGATTTTGACTTTGAAGATTTTAAGAACTACGAAGAAATAGTATTCAATGATGGGATAACCTTTGAAGATGTAGAGAAAGACAAATATCTGAAATCCGCTTTAGAACATCTTGTAAAAAGAGCTCACAAGATAATAAAATTTGATGATAATTACAGTATAAAATTAGTTACTATAACGATTAGGCTTGGAAGACCAATCAGAATGAAACTCTGGGTACATAACATCAAAGATAGAGAATTATTTTATAAGCACCAATGCAGAATACATAGAATAACATTTAGTAAAGTGGAATATATAACTACTGAACATCTTATAGATATTGAAGA